ATGCTCACCGTTAAGCAGATTGAAGCAGCAAAGCCAAAAGAAAAACCATACCGCCTTCTCGATGGTAATGGCCTGTACCTTTATGTCCCTGTGTCAGGGAAAAAGGTATGGCAGCTTCGCTACAAGATTGACGGTAAGGAGAAAATCCTGACCGTCGGAAAATATCCGCTTATGACTTTGCAGGAAGCAAGGGATAAGGCATGGACTGCGAGGAAAGACATCTCGGTTGGCATCGATCCGGTAAAGGCGAAAAAGGCTTCGTCTAACAACAATTCATTTAGTGCGATTTACAAGGAATGGTACGAGCACAAGAAGCAAGTCTGGTCAGTAGGCTATGCAACTGAACTTGCCAAAATGTTTGATGACGACATTTTACCCATCATCGGCGGTCTTGAGATTCAGGATATTGAGCCGATGCAACTGCTGGAAGTAATCCGCAGATTTGAAGATCGCGGTGCAATGGAGCGAGCCAACAAAGCCCGCAGAAGATGCGGCGAGGTTTTTCGTTACGCTATTGTTACTGGTAGGGCTAAATATAACCCGGCACCTGACCTTGCTGACGCCATGAAGGGATACCGCAAGAAGAACTTCCCGTTTCTTCCTGCAGACCAGATCCCGGCATTCAACAAAGCACTGGCAACATTTTCAGGAAGTATCGTATCGCTCATTGCGACCAAAGTTTTACGCTACACAGCCCTAAGAACGAAAGAGCTTCGCTCCATGCAATGGAAGAACGTCGATTTTGAAAACAGGATTATCACCATCGACGCCAGTGTGATGAAGGGACGCAAAATTCATGTGGTTCCTATGTCAGACCAGGTGGTTGAACTTCTTACTACGCTAAGCTCAATCACCAAACCAGTCTCAGAGTTTGTTTTTGCCGGGCGCAACGATAAGAAGAAACCAATCTGCGAGAACGCGGTATTGCTTGTGATCAAACAAATCGGCTATGAGGGGCTGGAAAGCGGTCACGGATTCAGGCATGAATTCAGCACGATTATGAACGAGCACGAATGGCCTGCCGACGCCATTGAAGTGCAACTGGCACATGCCAACGGCGGATCTGTACGTGGAATTTACAACCATGCTCAGTATCTCGATAAGCGCAGAGAAATGATGCAATGGTGGGCGGACTGGCTTGATGAAAAGGTGGAGTGAACCATCTTAAAAATCAATGAAAACATGCAAGGCCTGGCACTCAAGTTACAGGCCTTGCGCATACAATTTATCAACTAATAATTTAATTTTTTAAAATATCAATTAATTCTATCTAATCCTGAACATTACAATTGGAGCAGAGCCAGAAGATAAAGGGCCTGACCAATGGTATCTAATTCTGAAAGAAGACTCACTTGGAGTTCCGATAATTTCTATTGGACTTAAAGTTGCACCTTCTGCAGAACCAGCAGGTTGTCTAAACCCCAACACAGCAATCTGGTTTGGTGTTGGGGCATACAGAAAATTATGCTCAATATCAACCTCGTTAGATTCGCTACCTGTTGGGTTTGGCATATTCCACTCAATATAATCGTCAGTTGATTTCCCATTTATTGAGTTTCCAACTGTTGCCATAATCGTCCACGTACACGTCCTGTTAAGGGCTGCCATTCTATCACCTAAAAACCTATTATAACCATTTGCGCCTGAAGTGATTAATCTTATATTCTCTGATGCACATGTGCCAATGCTGTTAAATCCAGTGCAATCAGAAGAAAGCCCCTTCGCAGTTATATCTACGCTGTTCGCAAAACAAATTGTTGTTGAATTTACTGCATCGCGAATAAGAGCAGAACCCGAAAACAAATTATCACACGAACCTCTTATATTATTACCACCGCCGGATAAGTAACATAAATTTCCTTTTATCCTCTTGGATGTAAAAGTAACATTGTTATTGTCACCAGTAACAGAAAGAAGCGAGGCTTTAATAGGGGCATTGTCACTCTGCAACTGACCGATTTGGTTTATTGTAACTACATTGTTGTTGCCTGATATAGCTATCTGATACCCATCATCATCAATTGAAGGTGAATATCTTTGTGCTTTTATATTGATGTTAAGTGTCCAGATTGTACCGTTATCCAGAAGCATGTCGCGGAGAGGAGAAATTGAATCGCCAGTGTAGTTATCTGGCATTCTTCCGCACGCCCTGGCTTCTGCGATGGCAACAACACCATGTGCCCCGTTGGTAAACCAGTAACCACCTAAACTATTATCAACACACACATGCCTCGCATTAAATCGGTTAACACCCAGCGTCTTAAATCCATAGCCATAATACGCGGCATATACATGGATGTAATTTATATCGACATGTCCTGTATAAGGAGACTGATTATCAAGAACAATTCCATGACATGGTTCTCCTGGATAAAGAAGGCTTTGTTGGCTTGTTGCTGTTAATCTTGCGCTGTAAGGAGGAAGTCCACACAGGCCAAAAACAATATAATCCAGGTTAATATCACCTGGCCCCCTGAACACAACCCCCTCTCTCCCTGAAATTCTCCCCGTTATCCTCACTTCAGAGGCGTGTTCCTGATTATCATGAAATGATCCATACCCCTCTGAATAGAGAGCATGTTCTGCAACATTATTAATCTCAACGTCAATATGGTACATGCTGCCGAATATTTTAATGGCAGTTCCATAGTCATTGTTAACAGTGTCGCAAGTTCTCCATGAGTTTGTATCTCTTTGCAAGTCAAGATAATTACCATCAATGGTCATATCTTTTATGCTAAATCCATATGGCGCATCAGACAGATTTTCCACAACGCCAAAGCCATGTGTTTTAAATACATCTGTATTACTACCTTTTTTAACATACAGAAATGTTGCTCTCTTTCCAGAGCCTTTATGATGAACGCCTGTATAAAGAATGATAGGAGAATCTATTAAATAAACACCTGGAGGGTAAAATATTTCCCCACCACCATTATTAAAAGCAGCTAATGCTGCGGCATTAATGGCATCAGAATCTGATGTCAATCCATCTGCTTTAGCTCCATAGTATTGAGGTGTTTTCCTGATTGCATCGTAAACCGTTGAAGCGCCGAAACCGATATATTTACTACCATCTGTACCGCCAATAAGTAATTTAAACTGATCCGGGTCATACTTCAGCACATTCGGAAAATAGAACTGCTGTGTACCATACGCATCATAAACAGCCATAGAATGGCCTTGCACGGTTACGAATTTGGCAATCTGTCCGTTATATACCGGATATCCAGCAGCGTTAATGATTATTGGTTGCGAAACAGGAACGTGAGAACCGTCTTCATTCTCCACATAAACCTGAATCTGGTTTTCAGGATTTACTGGGTCAGTGTCAATTTTACCGATATAAATTTTGCCATTAGCTACGGCTTTAAAAGAGCGGGCCATAGTGAAGAGTTGCGAAGGCATGCTCACCACAACATTGGCTGTAATGTCTGTCATTTAATTTGCTCCAGATACAAGGAATGGCCGCAGTGATGCATTATTAACCAAAAAATACGACCACCGTGGTCTTATTGAGGATGCAACCAGCAGATAATAAGATGCCGATCCACTCACAAGAGCGAGGCATCAAGAATGGGAAGAGATGACCCGCAATTTAATCTGCGGCTACCTTACGAATTAAAGGAAAAACTAAAACAGCGAGCCAAATCCAATGGCCGCTCTCTTAATTCAGAATTAGTTCAGATAGTGACTGATGCTGTATCAAGGCCATCCAAAATTTCAGGCTATCGAGACGATGCGGAACGCATCGCTGATGAGCAATCAGAGCTTGTTAAGAAGATGGTGTTTGATACGCTGAAGGATTTGTACAAAAAACCCACCTGAAGGTGGGTCCTATTTATTAGTCTTGCTTTGTTGATGGTATAAGAGATGCGTTTGCCTCTTTTGGCTTCAAGGTATACATCCCACCATTAAATGGATCTACAGCAAGCCAACCAATTAACCCACCAAACACAAGGTTCCCACCAATATACCAACCATTAGCATTGGCTTTGATTGGCAGGGTAACTGGTTCGTACCCATCCTTCTCCATAGTGATCTGGTAGCTCTTTTTGCCAAAATAGCTACCATCTGACTTGGCGAGTGTTACACCTTGTGGAGTCTTACCTTGCGCAACAATCACACCAGATTCATCTTTTACCTTAAAGCTCGCGCCAGAAGGATTGCTGTTCACTTGCACAAGCTGCGTTTCATCACCAACAATAGTTGCGCACCCAGATAACAATATAGCGCCAGCAACGACGCCGATAATCCTCTTCATATTACTTTCCGTTTTGTTAGAATCAGAAAGATCTTAATAATAAAAAGTATTTTCGTGAAGATATTGTCGATTGAGTTAATAACTCATTTACACCCAACAGTGCCATGATGGCAAAGATAAGGAGAGTTAATCATATGAAAAAATCACTGTTAATTATCCCGCTTCTGCTGGCAGGGTGTGCAAAGGTTAGCGACTATCAGGCAAGTTGCGAACAACGCTATCCAAAGCTTAGCGATATGGCTAATTGCCTTGATGCTAGCGTGAAGAACGACTCACGCATGGCATCAGCACCAACACCTAAGTTATATGTCCTTGCTGCGAAGATGCTCGGGCAAGGTGTCGATGATGGCAAGATAAGTGACGCGCAGGCAAGACTTGAGCTTCAGAATCTTTATGTTCAATTACAAAGCCAAGAACAAGCCCAACAAATAGCGCAAAGCCAAGCATTCCAGCAGGCTTTATTGAATTATCAGGCTGTAAACACAATGCAAGCGATCGAGCAAAAAGCGCGCCAGCCTGTTATAACTCAACCTTACCCGACGCGTGTTGACACCTATACAAACTGCAATTCAGGATTTGGAAATACCGTCACATGCAACAGTAGCAGCAACATTAGATAAAGCTATTCATATTCATTCATACCGCTTAACGAGGCGACAATACCAGCTCTCGACAAGCGATTGAATTCATCGCTACCAATAGCATCGCGTATGGCAGAACAACAATCTGATATGGTAAAGAAAATTTTCTTTGATACGCTCAGAGATTTATATAAAAAAGACAGCAACTAACCATCCGTGGCTTTCCGTTACTTCTGGTTATCATCACTGTTCATCCAGTACATGATGCCTAGCCTTGATATGGTTTTCTTATCTGATTCTGGAAGTGAGTTGTAAAACGAGCGCCAAGCAGAAGAGCGTCTTACAGTTGTATCAACGATGCTTTCTGGTGCTTGTCTTACTGCCAACCTTGCTGCTTTCTGGAATTCTGGTGAGCTAATTAGCTTTTCTGCAGATTCCATTGATGCAGCGCCGCCCATCGCCCTAATTTTGCTGGCGACTTTTGCCCCAATTTCTGACCCAGCAACAGCACCTACTGCACTGAACGGTCCTGACACAGTTGAACCAACCGCAGTGCCAATGCGTTGGGCATGGTTAGCAACAAATTCATTTGCCGCAGTGACGCGATTAAACCGTTTGACGAACTCGTTTAGTCTTCCTGTAGTTATCTCGTAAGATTTTGCATCTTTGATAGCCTTTGCGACCTTATATACATCGTTCAGACCTGACATAGTCTCTTTTGGTAAATGTCGGGCAAGATTGCGCATCTGCCCGTTTGCTAACATGTTTTGATACCAGTCAGCAAACCCTGCAGGATTAAAATCAGCGCCACGTTTTCCGTTCGAAAGCATATCACGAAGACCTGTTCCCAGTAGCTCGGTTCTTAGCTTCCTGGACGGCGTGTTTTGCATCAATTCACGAAATCCTTTGGCATCGCCTTTCGACATTGCCTGTAGTGCTGTAGTTGCTTTGCGAGAAACATCACCGTTCAGCGTTCTGCCAGTTAGATTAATCATTTGCTCTTCCATGCTTTTTCGCATCTGAACAAGCCTCTGAGCAACTTCAAAATCACGTAATGCATTTGTCTCTGACAGCGCCGCCTTTTGATCATCGGCGAGCGAACCGTAAAGCCTCGATAAAGCAGCGCGATCAGCATCTTTATATGGTCCAGAATTCTTATGAAGTGCATCACCAACAAGTCGTCGTTGCTTATTGAGATTTGCATAAGTTAATGCGCCGTTCTTGCCTGGATTAACTGCCCGAAAGACTCTCTTTTCAATAGGGTCAAGGTTTTTCATCCCGCCAAGATCTTCTGCCACCTGTTTGAGCATTGACCTTGTTGATGGCGCATCAATTTTTGCACCTGCAGGCATCGCCTTTTCAACATTGCGATAAAGCTGGTCGCTTCGTTTCATCAGCGCAGACATTCTTCCATTGACCGTATCAATAAACTTGTCGCTCATACCAAGAGCATCTTTTGCACCGGAAACGCGATCAATTATCTCCCCCGCACCCTGTGCTAGCTGCCTGATTGCTTCATTTTCCTGCACCTGTAGAGCAGAACCCGCACGGGACTTGATTGCTTGCTCAACTGCCTTGTATTGCTCGTTCCCGGAAAAGTGTGAAGGGAGTAATGAATCAACATTAAGCCTTTCAGCAGACTCCAGAACTTCAGCCTGAGGATTGATATCTAGTTCATCAAGCGATGAAGCGAGATTTGGCCTTTTTTGTGCTGCTACTGTGCGAACGACTTCCTCTGGGTTCCTCGTCGCAGGAGTCATTGGTACACCTTGTGCTGCTCTTGCCTCTGCGGCATGAACCGCAGGATTTGTTGCCTCTGCGGCATCACCGGAGAATGGTGATGTTTCTGTTGGCGCAGTGGTCGCTCTCTGTGCAGATGTTTTATTGCCACTAATTATATTTGATGCACCACGAACACCACGGGTAACGCCATTTATCAGGCCATGCGTAGCAATGTTAAGTCCGGCATTAATAGCGGCATTTTCGGCAAAATCACCCCGTTGATTCGCCGCGTCAGCGAGAGAACCAATGACCATGTTTCCAGCTACACCTGCTCCAGGAACAAGATAACCGCCTATTGACTCTCCAGCTTGCGCATAAGGGTCTGTCGGTCGATCGACAGGGCGATAAACATCATCCAAAACCTTGGGGCCACCGAGCCCCTGGCTGATTGCATTAATCAGACTTGCGCCACCCTGTAATACGTCAAATGGTATGTTTACCAGACCACGACCAGCCTGTTCTGCAATTTGCCCTGCACTTTGACCACCAGTGAGCCAATCGCCAGCTTGTTGCATCAATGATGGTTCTTCCCGTGTTGGTGCATTATTGGCCTGATTAACTGTTTGTTGCTGAACAGGTTTCGGTGCGACAGAACTTACGGGTTGAGGTGGCTGCTGACTGGCTGCCTGCTGCTCAATCTGAGCAAATGGATTATTTGGGTCTGACTGCACACCTGATGCCGATACTTGTTCGGATGACTGTGCTTCCAGTTGTGCAAACGGGTTGTTAGGGTCTTGCTGAGGATGTACCTTTGCAGAGGTGGCGCGCTGTTCGACTGTTGAGTCTGTCACCGGGTCACCCGCCCATTGAGCAAAGCGATCATCAACGTAACCGCGGCCTTCAGGTCCTGGCGTATATTCACCACGTTTTGCCTTCATAACGTTGCCGGGGCCGTCGTGATAAGCCTGAAGAGCATCACGCCAGTTACCAAACTGCTGGTACATCTTTGCCAGATAGCGCGCGCCAGCGTCAGCCTGATATTCGGGGTTTTGCATTTGCTCATCGGTATAACCCATATCACGCCATGTCCCAGGCATAACCTGAGTCAATCCTACAGCCCCGGAGGAGCTTACTGCTGCAGGGTTGTAAGAAGACTCCTTGGCACCCAGTGCAGTCATCAACCCTTCTGGCACACCGTAACGTGCGCCAGCCTGCTCTAACAAATCACGGTAATTAGCCATTTACTGCCCCAAAGATGGAAGATATCCGTAGCGATTAATGAAGTCGATTGACAGCTCTGGGTGCTGCTTCAGGTAATCTATAGAAGCCTGAGGCGCTTCCACTCGCTTGATACCGTTTTGCTGAACGTACTTACCAACCGCCTCATTACGCTTCTGGTTGAGCGTGTTCAGGATGACGCCAGCGTTGCGACGAAAGGACTCCTCGCTCTGCGAGTTCTGCAGCGAACCAACAGCCTGGTCGAGCTTTTTGCCCTCGGCATCAGAAAGTGCGCCCATGCCTCGCATGGCCTGAACCGCTGTCAGGTATGCTTGGGATTTAAAGGTATCAAGTCGTGCCTGAGTGTCTGCAGCCTGTGAGCCTGGAACGTTGGGGATTGCTCCACGTAAGCCTGTAATGCTCTTAAGTGCAGGAGAATTAACGATATCGTTCAGAGTGAACATGCTGGTTGTGAGAGTGTTGATGCCGTCTTTGTAGCCATCATTTAGCTCTTGCTGCTTCTGCTGCAACTTCTGGTTGTTGGCTGCTATGCGGCTCTGTATTTCCTGGCGCTTCAGGTCGTTAGTTTCTGCTGATAGCATCCGGTCAAGGTGCTTATTTTCGTTGTTAATGCGGTTTGTTTCTGCGTCCAGATTAATGCGCTGCTGACCTAAATTTGCCTGGATATCTTGCCCACGCATTGTGATTGCCTGATTCCGGGCGGCGGTTTGCGAATCCAGATCCTGACCGCGCATAGTCACCTGTCGACCCTGCATTTTATCCTGAAGGTCAAAGTATTTTTCGGGTCCGAGACTGGCCATCCCCAGGTGATCGACAAATTCGCCGAACTGCTGCGGGTTCTGTTGGTACATCTGAGCGACATCCTGAGGATTAACGCCAACACGAGCTAACTCACCGGCGTTGTTTTGCAGCCATGATTGCATTGCTTCTGGAGACGAGGCAGCAAGGCGTGCGCCAGCAGCTAAGGTGCCGATAGAATTGCGCTGGTCTTCATCAATGAATCCCATGCCTTTACGAACGGATTCAATCTGGTCTGGATATTGAGTAGCCAACTGACGCAAAGCACCGCGATCACCAGACGCATAAGCATTAGCGTACGCCTGCTGAAATTCTTTCTGCCGCTGAGCCTGCTTTTCCTGCTGAAACACCCCTGCAATACCTGAAAGGCCTTGCAAAGCAGTCAGCCCAACATTGTTAGCGCCTGAACGCTCAATATCATTGTTCTGCCTGATAAGCTGAAGCGTATTGCCGATGTCATTTACGCTCGGAGCGTTTGAGTTGACGCCGCCGATACCAGCCAACAATCCGCCATTTGATCCTTGCCAAGTAGCCATTATTACCCCTTAAAACAACGAGCCAAGCAATCCGATACCAGCACCAATGCCAGCGCCCCAAGGCGTTGATGTTCCCAAAAGGCTGGCAAGACCTGCACCGGCAATCGCACCAGACGTGCCACCGCTAATTGCAGTCTGAAGACTTGATGGTTTATTGGCATTAGCAGCGGCAAGAGCTGCGCTTTGCTGTGCAATGCTGCTCATGTTGTTGGCGTACGTCTGCCCGGCGTTTGCCTGACCTTGCAGAGCACCAAGCCCAACGTTTGCCAGATTGTTGTAATTGCTCATCTGATTTGATAACCAAGACTGACCGAGTGTCGGCGCGATCGTAGCCAGTTGATTGCTTGTGGCTGTCGAACCAAGTCCACCCGTCGCCTCCGCAGCAGCAAGACTCTGGTAACGAGCCTGACCTGCAAGGTCTTTATACTGCTGAGAGTTGTAATACTGATTAAGTGCCTGCCCCTGACCTTCTAAACTGGAAAGGTTCTGAAGCTGGTTAACATACTGCTCCGCAAGAGGCGTGAACGGAGCAAGGTTTTTCATGATCGTCTGCCACTGCTGATTTTGCAGGTCTGCGGCATACTTCTGAGCTTCTGCTGCATACTTTGCGCTTTTATCAGAGCTGCCACCTTTCCCGCCTTTTTCAGGGCAATAAGGTTCCTCGCCGCGCAGTTTTCTGCCCAGCTTAAATGCATATAACATGGCTATCTCCCGTGATTCAGGAAGTCGATTAGTTCTTCGCGTGTGGCGCTGTAAAAAGTCACGTCATCCACGCCTTTGAAGTATTTCTTGATGGTTCCTACACGATTAAGGCCAATCATTGCGCAGTACATCTGACCGTGGCGGAATTTGCGTGCAGCGAACGATGTGACGCACTGAACGGTGGTGTTAGTCAGAATGTATCGCCAAAACGCCAGCCCGATTTCCTTGCTGAATCCCCGAATCTCTGGCAGGTACATGGCGTGGCAATCGAATGTCAGCGGCTGAATCTCCTGATAGTAAACAATGCCGCCGAACTGACCGTGCACGTTAACCTCAAAGTAACGGCATTCAGGCTTGTAGTCGTATCCATCACCGTTGTTGCTTCCGGCAATAATGTCAGGGTGATTTCCGACTGCTTCGATCAGGTCGATGTTTCGCGTTGGTTTGAATGTAATCATCAGTCAATCAGCCCATGTAATCTAAGTGCTGTTTCAAGCGCCAGAATACGCTGCCGCGCCTGCTCCAAACCTGTAGCGAGAGCTGCGACTTCGGATTGTGTGTACGTAGTGCCGACCGTGTATGACTGGTTAGCGTTGAATGAGCCAAGAAGTGGCGTACCTGTGGCTGCAGTCCATCCGGTCTGCCTTGCTCCAACGACCTGAATTCCATCAACTGAATATGATGTTTTTACATCCAGCGGTGACGCAAGAGACTGCGATTCGGTTACGGTTTTCGATACGTAATCACTCTTAATGTCAGATACATCGCTTTCTACGCCATCCAGTCTTTGGTCAACAGTGACCAGATGCCCCTGAATATCGATAACCTCATCCAGCAAGTAATCAACATCGCTACGCAGTACGACTATCTTCCCTTCGGCGGTTGTTAACCTGACCTCAAGGAGATTTATCGCTTTTGTGTTTGCGGTGATTCTTGCGTCGTGATCAGCCAGTTCTACGTCCTGTTCATCGTTTTTTACCTGGGCATCGTAAGCGCCCTGACCAGCCTGATTTGCCTTCCCAGCAATTGCACCGACATCAGCTCCCTGATTTATGACATACAGCAGGTAAGACTGGCTGAATATATTGCGTGGCAAAATTGAAGCATCAAGGCGCGTAGCCTGAACCACGACAGGATCATTCAGTGATGAATCAACCATTACTCAATCCTTATCTGGCAGCCTGAGAGAGTGACAGGTGACTTAGTGATAACGCGCAATTTGAAGCCGACATTTTTCCTGATGCGTCCGACCCGCTTCCACAAAACGCGTTTGTCGTAAACGAACGGTTCATTCTGCTCAATCATCTGCTCACGCCCGTAATTGATGCCGTCAGTGGTTGCAGAGAGAAAAAGGCGGTCAGCATACTGCGCAACTCCAGTTGAAGATTCAACCTCAAGGTCGAACACTCTGGCGTTATCCGCTTTGAACAGCGGAGTAAACAGAAGATGTTCCTGTTGCTTGTCGTACTGGCTGCTGATGTCGAATTGCAATTTCCCGGTCACGGACTCCAGCTTATCGCCGCACGTTATCTGATTTCCTTCGTAAATGAAGTCAATAGCGCGGTACGCATCGTCATATAAGCCTGTTTTCAGCACACACCATTGTGGGCCATTGGCGCTTGAAGATGCGTCGTACACCAGAACATGGCGCGGCAGGTGAATAATCAGCAACTCATGAGCATCAAACCGCAACGATTCCATCACGCCATCAGCCAGTTCATCAGCAGTGTAGGAGCGGAGGATTTTCTCAATGCTCGCGCTGGCGATTGGTGATACCTGACCGGAGCCGATGATGTATACAGACGGCGCACCTGTTGCCGGATTGCTGATGAACGCATAAGAATCAGCGAATGGTGTTTTGCAGTAAGTCCCGGCAATACCTTTCTGCACCATCAGCGATGGCTGTGCGACATACAAAGCGGCACCAACGGTGGTTGCCCCCGTCAGGGAGAAATATTCAATCGTCGATGAGCCAAAGCAGACGATGAAGTCTCGCCATGTTCCGATGCCGATGATGCCGTCAGGCTGTGATTCTGCCCGATATTGTGCGCTGTATCGGTCAGGATGCGATTCGTCTCCAAGGTCAGTGATAAACCATGAATCGGTGCCGTCTTTTGACCACGCATAACGGCCACGTAAGCGCGTAATGTCGCGGACTGAGCCTAACTCGTACTGTGTGAATCCGCTGTCTGTAGGCCAGTTTGAGACGGTTTTAACCGTGCCATCATAGCGATACTCGACCAGTTGACCATTAACGCCTACCGCCTGTGATGTCCGACCATGCGCCATTGATACGCGACCACTTCCGGCAACATCACCGACTTCACTTTCTCCTTTGTAGAGCTTGCCACCACAGACACGATAAACAGCATTCTGCGCCATGTTGTACTCGACTCCGCGCGATACACCGTTCACATCAGAACGTTTGGTAATGCCCGGGAATGAGCGAAGATATCCGCTGCTGTTCAGGATTTCTTTGGGTGTAGCCAACATATTCACTGGCAGATAGTCGATATAGTCGGCGTTTCGAAAGTCTTTGCCGACACCTTTCATAAGCGGAAGTTGCTGAATCGGCATTTATTCACCTCACGTACTCGGATCATCTTTCTCGATGTAAAACCGATTCCACGTAAACGCGCTTTTGTTACCACTACCGCGAGGCATGTCATTTCGCCGCTCAAGTGGTGGTATTTTGGTTAAAGCGATACAGATTGTTTGATATGCACTGTCAGCAGCGGTAAGGAGAGCGTCTGACGGCTGAATGACGTTATCCATGCACACTTGCACAGCGAGTTTCAAAGCGACGCCATCATTTGCCCATGCAGGGATACCTGAGTCATCGTCTGGTAACGGCATGATGCCGTTTTCTGTATCAGCAAACTGATACCCAAGCTCGATACCTTTAGCCTGCCATGCTGCCATCATGTCTTCGAGGTCATTAATGGCATCTTCAATCGCCTGAGGGTCAGCATCTGTCAACGTGGCATTGGAATACAGCCCGGCTTTTCGTAAAGCCTTTAGAACGAGATCACCCTTCGTTTTCGCCATCTTCTTCCGCCTTAGCCACTTTTTGCTTCGCTGCGGTTTCTTCAGGAGTTTTTACCCAGCCTTTTTTCAGGTGAGATTTAACTTCTTCGTCATCAACAATGATGTAATCGACAGCAAACTGACCACAGGTGATCATGTTGCCAGGCTTATAGAGCATTGTTCGTGCCATTGTCTTCTCCCAATAAAAATGGGGCCGAAGCCCCACCAAAATTACTGCCCGGCAATAACGATGCCCGTATATTCAGGAACAAGTACAGAGCAACCGTACAGAGTGGTGAAACGAGCAGTGGTTACGCCTTTGATGTGGTCGAAGGCGTAAGACATGATCAGCGTAGCGCCCTGCTCGGTGGTTGCTGTCATTACCTGTGGACCCTGACCAGTCGGGAACGCCAGCTTGCCGTACATCAGTTCAACAGAACCATCAGCCCAGAACAGGTTAGCCGGTGCGGCATTTTTGTTGAGAATGGTAATTGCTGCACCATTTGCCGCGTTAGCATCAACGTTTGCATATGGACGGCTGGCGACATCTGCGTTGTCAGGCGGCAGAATTTTCGGGGAGATAGTTACTGTCGTTCCGCTTACTGCCAGAACGCGGAATACCTGCGGCTGCCCGGTGGTGTCTTTGGTGATCTGGTGTACAGAATTCACGCCAGCAATGGTGAACGCATCGCCAACCTGCAACCCAGATGCAGATACCGTAATAGTCCCCTGTCGGTTATCCACTGGCATATCGTTGACATCTTTCGCTTCAACCTTGTGCGCAGGTTCTGCCGCCAGCGTCAGGGAAGTTGCTGTACCCTTCGGAACACGACCAGAAATATCGGTCTTGTAGCTATCGAAGGACGCAACCGGAGGGATCTGCGCTTTTTCGTATGCTGTCAGGGTTGCACCCTGAGCATAGGCACGGTGACCAAGCTCGCCAGCAAGGTCTTTGTAGTTGAAGGGGTTCCAGAAAGAGCGACGGTTGATACCCTGAGGTACACCAATCGCCGTCATGGTGGCATCAATACCTGCCGCACAGTTCCACAAATCACGGCCCTGTGAACCTGTGGTTGAGTCAGCCATCGTGATCACGTTAGTAGCACGCTGCGTCACCATGGAAATCAGATCAGAGTCAATCTGTGCAGCAAGGCGCATACCTGCGGCGCGACCAGCTTCAGTTTTATGTTCCGGGTCACGCATTTCACGCGCATCCAGAGTGTACAGAATGTTTTTCGGCTCCTTGAACACAGAAGGAACAAGGCGCTGAACCAGTGCTGTTGGCGTTTTGCTGCTGAGGTCGAGGCCTTCCTCAATGTTCATGTGGTAATGCTGCGGACGATACAGAACATCACCTGCTCGCTGCATTGCTGTATCACCGGGACGGAATTTTTTAGCGTTACGGGAAACTACGCAGGCGGCCTCAAAGCCTTCAACGTAGTTTTCGAACATGATTTCAAGGTCTTTTGCTAATTGGTTAGCCATGCTTAATGCTCCGATAGGTTATTTTTTTGCCTTTTTAGCGGCGAAATACGGCGTCCAGTCACCAGTTTCCAGCGCCTTGGCTTTCAGTTTGTCGAGGTTATTGATTACTGCGCCGTTGCTCCCCTTAACTGTCGGGGTTGTGGCTGCCGTGGTTTTTGCTTTTGGCATGATTCTGGCCTTCGATTCGATACGTTCCAGCAGACGACCAATTGCTACGGGGTTGGTAGCTTCTGCCAGTTGCTTGCGCAGTTCAGCGTTGCGGCCGAGCGCCAGAACAACGATTTCCGGCTTCTCTGACTCAAGAAGGATCATGTCCTGAATATGAACAGGAACATCTTCGCGTACAGCCTGCTCTGCATCCTGGTAGCCAGCCACTTTCAGTGCTTTTACTCTCTGCATGTAATTGGCTGCTTTCTGCTGAAGCGTTGCGGTACGCGCCTCTTCCTCTCGTTTCCGCTCTCGTACTTGCTCCTGGTATTTGCCGTTTTCCTCTGCCCACTTAGCCATACGTTGCTGATAGATTTCTTCATCGAAACCGATGTCCTCATCATCCAGTTTTGGCATTCGCGGTGGTTGAGTGATTACCGGCTGCTGCTCGACGGGTTTCTGAGACTGACGCATCAGCTCTTTCAGCTCGCGGTCTTTCTCTTTAATCGTCTTGCGCAGGTGTTTTACCAGTCCATGCTCTGCGCCATCTTCGCTGGTTGGCGAATCCAGCTTTTCGTCACCAAAGTAGAATTCCTGTTCTGATTCGTCGTCATCAGTTTCAGTAGCTTCCTCTGCATCATTGCCGGAGGACTCACTGCCATCTTCTGTTTCGACTTCTTCAGCCAGTTCGACATCATCAGGAATCTGCTCTGACGCGTCGGTTTCGATTTCAACTTCTGGTGTGTTTTCTGCCATCTGGTCCATTTGTTACCCCTGTTTACTCGATGTTCAGCCCATCGGAAGGCAATAGGGTGCCAGGCCTCATAAAGACAGCCATTGCACGTTATGGGTTAATTACTGCTGTGGTTGTTGCTGAGTTGATTTTTGCAGGATGCTGCTGATGTCCATGCGCTGCGCATGGCCCTGTGCCTGACTTTTCAGGACAAGCTCTGCATCAGCACGGGCATTGTCTCCTTGCTGTTGCTGGAACTGTCCGAGCAGTTTCAGAGCCTCGCGGATATCAGATTTCTGCTGGCTATCAGCAGATGCGAGGATTTTCACAACGTTTGCCGCTGCAACCTGAGCATCAGTCTGTGCCTGGAATGCTTTAACCTGAATGGCTGCCTGCTCGTTCTGCGCTTTCTGCAATTCAGCCTGACCAGCAAGAAGCTGACCTTGCGCAGCAACCATAGCCGGATCTGGCTGACTGGCCTGTTGTTGTTTCGCCTGTTCAACCATCTGCTGTTCTTCAGGCGTTCTCGGCTTGATAACGCCAGACAGAAGCAACTGATTGCGGTTGTATTCTTTAAGGTCGTCCATCCCTTCGCCGTCCATATTGTCGAGAATCATCGACGATACAAGGTCGTGTTTCGGCGTTCCGGGCGGGATAAGTGCTAGCATGGAAAGTAACGACTTAACCGTTGCATCACGGCGAGTAGCGAACGACTGACCGACATCGACAGTCACTTCATAGTTACCCTGCGAAAGGTCGTTAAGCGCGATAACCTGCCCTGTCTGACGGTCAACCACTTCACCAGTCATCAGCGCCACGTCATCGCTGCCGTCCTCATTAACGATACGCATCGGCGTATCACTGCCATAGACCTCACGCGCCATAGAAAGCCACACAACGCCAGCGCGACGCATGGATTTAGCCATGTTGTCCATGTAGATATAGGACTGCGTATCCATCCGGTTAAAGATGCTATCAACGGTATCGGTAGCGACGTTGCTCGGCATGTTCTCAAGCTGCGACGCACCTGTAATTTGCTGAATAGCCGTTCCGGTGTACTGCAATAGCCCGGCAAGAGCAGGAGGCATTTGTGTCGGAGGTGTCCAGCCAGCAACCTGAGCCTCTGAAATGACCGTTCCGTTTTTGTCCTTCTTGCTGGTCATGGGAAGAACTGCAGGTCTTTTCTTATTCCTCTCTGCCCAGTGATTCATTAATGGACCGGGAATGAAATCAACATCCACGATAGGAATGCCATCACCGCCAGCCTGAGTAGCGTTATCTGCAATCATGGAAACCATCAGGTTCTCAAGACGCTGTGCATCCATCGCTTTTGCTGCGTGGCCTTCTATTCGCTCCTGATTATCAACAAATGAGCGACGCCCATATACCGGGATGAGAGGAATATGTTCGCCCGGAATACGCTTCGGTTCTTCCAGCCATTCAGCGCCAGACAGAAGACCGCAATAAACGCGGCGCTTCTTCACCGTTCGCTCGCCAATCAGTTCGAATGCACCATCGGTCAGCTCGTCGACAATATCTTTGATTTGCTCTTCATCATAGATTGCCGTTTCTCCGCTGACAGGGTTACGCCATGCTGTGAGCTTCACCTTCTCTATGCGGACTTCGTAGTAACGTCCAACATAGATGGCATCGGGCGTTGACCAGTCATATTGAGTGCCAGTGTCATCACGAGAAAGGCTTGCCGCGATGGAATCAGGGTATTCAGCCTCGAACGCTTTAGGCGTCATGGAGAACATTTCCATAGCCCACATAGCATCAGAGCGGTCATATTGCTTGCTGTCCTGATCGAAGAAGACGCATGTCGCTGGGTCGTAAACAGGAAGAAGGCTGATGCGGCGCTGCTCGTTACTCGGATCCATTTCATCTTCGTAATCGGCACACATGCGGAAACAACCGAATCCGCCCGTTACAGCATCATCAAATGCGTTATCACACGCTTCACCACCGGATGTTTCCTGATAGTCAGCGCGGAATTTGCCGTTCATCTTTTCGGCTAACGATTCCGATGCCTTGTCATCCTTCGGCCTGAATTTAACGCTGATGCGATTCTGTCGATACTCGCCAATGATGCGATCACATTCACGGGCAATCTTATTCAGTTCAAAACGCGGGTAATGCTCAAACCTGCCCTCATCAAACGAGTAACCAGCGTTTGTGCTACCTTCCCACTGTGCGCCGGACACCCTGACGAAACGTTGAGCCTCAATAATCTGCTCACGCATATCCTGCGTTGCTGACCAGGCATTATCAAAGTTGCACAGCACCTTGCGATGCCAGTCAGTCATCTTTTTTTCTGCCATATCAACCTACACCACAAGGAATTGAGTAACTGGAATAGTCGGGTTGCGCAGCCGACTCCGGGCAATGCATACACATCATCAACGCATCAGCCAGGTTAGGAGATGGGATCCCGAGCTTCTGCTTCATTTCGACCTTAGTCATAAGCTCCAGCTTCCCGTTGTTATTGAATTTGCGCTGAATCTGCGTCAGTTCTGCAAACAGCTTCTCCAGCATCTTCTCGCCTATCGCTTCTTTATCGAAGCTCAGCATGTCGTCGGGGTCTGCATACTCACCGTGGACAACCGCCCGATATGTCAGATACAGCCTGTCAGCCAGTGCGTAATAGAATTGCGCTCGCTTATTGCGGAATACATCACCAATAGTGCGAACGTTGTCACCCTGTACGACTTCATCAGCCCATGCTCCGGCCTGATACGGTGCATCTTCATCGAATGGCGATTCGCTGCCCTTGAACATCGTGGCGGTGATTTTCTTACCGGAGAACGCTTCCGTTGTCTGTCTGCGCAGCCCTGCACCGACACCATCGCCATCCCACAGGTAATGGTCAGCGCCGTCTTCAATCGCCAGCGAAGTAGCCCAGTCAGCACCCTCGTTGATGTCCATCAGCAGACCTTCGGCAATGCGCTTAACTACCGAACCGTGACGCGATGCATAACCTTTAGCATCCGGCCCTGTATCTGATGGGTCATGCGCAGAGACAACAGCGCCTTTCGCTTTCCATCCGAGTTTCTTGTGCGCATCGGTTGCGGCTTCAAGCCATTCACGTTTGATGATTGCCATATCACTTGCGCTTACCGGCTCACCAAGCCAGATGTGACGATACAGTGTCGGGTTTCTGCGTTTACACTCTTCCATCTCCAGACGGAGAACTTCAGGAAAGTGCGGGTTGTCGGTGTAGTTCACCGTCAGCAGACAAATATCATCGGGAGGGTTTACTACGAATCGCTGATAGGTATCGTCGAGGATGTTTTTCGGGTTGAAGCTCACCCATATTTCGGAAAATGGCTTGCGGATGGTTGGTATCAGGATATCCCATGATTCCTTCGTTACCGCTTCCGCTTCCTCCACCCAGCAGATATCAATGCCTTCGAGCGATTTAATCTTCGTCGGGTTGTTTTTGATGCCGTAGAACATGAATTCAGCATTCGTTCCGAGATGACGAATCATTGAACGCTGAATTTCAAACTCAGCCGAATACCCTTCACGCTCGATGGTATCTTCAAGCAACCGGATTACCGAATCGCTGATACTGTTTTGCAGTTCACGAGCGCAGAGAATACGTACTGGCTGCCGACGCGCCGCTTCAACAAGCAGCCTCGCAATTGCCCATGATTTACCGCTACCTCGACCGCCTTTGGCGACTTTATAGCGATGCGCCTCAATGAACGGTTCAAAGATAGGATTAATCGAGGTCATTTTCCAAATAGAGTGCTCATCGGTGATGTTTCAATCTGGATTGCGCCGCCGTCTTTGCCTGTTAGCTCGTGATCAACCTTGTCGCGCCATTTATCCTTCTGTCGGTTCTTAAGCCAGAAGATGGCAGCGGTTGTATCAGGCGGGTAATACTTCTCAAGCGGAGTTTCGACAATTCTGTTTTCAATAACACGAATATCGATGTCTGGAGCCACGAAGCCCATAGCGCGTTGATAAAGACGGTCACTAACTTCTGCATCAGCGACGGCCTTACCCTTTTTTATGGACTCCGAAAACTTAGGATAATCAAGCTTCCACTTGTTAATAGTTGACTCACTGACTTCAAAGAAATCAGCAAGTTCTGCATCGGTGTAGCCCAGCAAGCACAGTTTGCGTGCCTGTTCGGCATACGCCTCTTGATACTTTGTTGGGCGCGCCATGTTTATGCTCCGGTAGTGAACAGGTCTAACGCTTCCTTCGATTTACGCACCGCTTCGAATGTGCGGATCGTGATATCTGAATTAGCGCCGCCTGACTGGAAGTGAATTTTGAATAGCTCAAGCTTCAGCTCGTCAGTGCCGATGAATTGAAATGCTTCCTCTGCGGCTGCGTTCTGGTTCATGACCAGTTTGTAAATCTCTAACTGGAATTTCTGTTCTTCAGTCATGGGAATAATCTCTGCCATTGTTGGCTCCGTTTATCCGTTAAAAGGGATATCAGTTAAGTTATCCCGTGCAGGGTATAAGCCATTATCAAAGCCACTCTGTAGGGAATGGCTTTTGTAATAACTACTGTTCGCTTAGCTTCTGCTTCAGCAAGTAACCTTCAAGCATCCAGATTTTGTTTACAGCATTCTGCCGGGCAATCTTCCGACCAATTTCTGCATCAAAATTTTCCGGACTTGCACAGGCACTCTCTCCGGTGACGGTGAAGCCGTTGCGCAGCACCAGGACGCAGAACGTCAGCAGAGAAAGTGATTCGTGCGGCTGGTAGTTTACCTCTCCGCCAGTATGTTTCGCTTTTATGGCTTTGCCAAAGGCACCATCCTCTGCTGTGAAATATGCCTCCTGAGCAATAATTCCTTCGATATGGTCTGGCGTAACGCGCGGTGCCGTTTTGCCTTTCTCAACGATTTCTTTTTCGATTTGCTGGTCGTTCATAATTATGACCCTGTAGAGTGGTTGCTTGATTAGGATGTCTTTCCATCAGTCCGCCACCACAAAGAATCTTTTTTGCCATAAGGCAGGAGGTTCATCTTTCAGTGGCTGCCAGTGTTATTTCCCCACTTACTGGCTTGGGTTGTTTCGCTGTACTGCCGTTAATTGGTGAGTCCGGGGATTATTTCAGTTCGTTACCAGGCATTTCTTTTAGCTCTTTCAAATGACAACGATTGAGACTAAACCACTCCCCGTGCGACCTATAGTTGTAATATTTTTGGTGCAATTTGGTTTCAAGCTCTCTATCGGCCGGAATCTTTGCAATTAGATTTAGCTTCCCACCACTCATGCGAGATATCTCTGAAATCCGTTTATTAACCCTGCGACTAAACCCTATTTTTGTTAGCCCACTATCTTCAGCATGCAGAACGTACACATATGATTTTTGCGAAGCACTGGGTGCGACTTTGTTGTAATTAATCATGTCAAACATGAAGCCTTGCTTTAGCAAAGTTTCAAAAAAGATAGAATTAACACACCCATTCCTTCTCAGCTCTGCACTTAGCTTGTCAATTTCCTCTATGATGTCGCCAGACCCCTTTCCACTTATAAGAAAATCTTGGTACATGCGACCAATTCTTGAGGTAATTTCAACAAAGTTATTCATAGCGTTTACCTTTTAGAAAGATGAGCCTGTTCGCACAGAAAAGCCGCCCCGAGATGGTCGCCACCATATACGGCAGTTCTCAGGCTCAGCTTTCTGAAAGACTCGGGATTGTTACGCGCTGCGATGCGCGGTTTACTGCAGATGTAAAAAAGCCCCGCAAATGCGAGGCTAAATCCTGGTGTTTGTGATGACTGGCTCTTATCTCAACGCAGCCCCTTACTGCGCGCCAGATGCTCAATATCAAGCATCAGCAATGAGATGTTTAATCTGGATTCACTCCAGAAGTGATCATCACCCTGTCTACAGAGCCAGATGTGAAGGATGATGAGTAAAATTATCGCTATCATCGAAGGCATTGCGTCCTGATGTATTCCTGAAGCGTTCTCAGTGCTGTTTGGTCGCGGATAATTCCGTCCCGGACACCGAGAACGTTTCGTCCAGCAACTGGAGAGAGTTCGACGGTGGCATCATTGCCCATGCCGGAGGCGCCGGAGGTTTCGGCTGAGGATGGCACAGGGCATTTTCCTTTGACGAGCACCCTGCCACCATTATCAAGCTTGCGCCGAAGAGCATCATTTTCAGCTTTCGCATCAGCTAACTCCTTCGTGTATTTAGCATCGAGTGCATCAGCAGCACGCTGGCGTTGCTGCATGTCAGTAATGGTGGCGGTCGCCTGCTTCAGCTCACTGACTTTTTTATCTCGCTGTTCTTTGTAGGCGATGGCGTTATCACGGTAATGATTAACAGCCCACGACAGGCAGACGATGATGCAGATAATCAGAGCGGAGATAATCGCGGTTACTCTGCTCATGCCTCAATCTCTCTTACCGTTCCGCCAGCTTCTTTGAATTTTGCAATCAGGCTGTCAGCCTTATGCTCGAACTGACCATAACCAGCGCCCGGCAGTGAAGCCCAGATATTGCTGCAACGGTCGATTGCCTGACGGATATCACCGCGATCAATCATCGGTAAAGCGCCACGCTCTTTAATCTGTTGCAATGCCACAGCGTCCTGGCTTTTCGGAGAGAAGTCTTTCAGGCCAAGTTGCTTGCGGTAGGCATCCCACCAACGTGAAAGAAGCTGGTAACGTCCGGCGGCTGTTGATTTGAGCTTTGGGTTTAGCGTGACAAGTTTGCGAGGGTGATCGGAGTAATCAGTGAATAGCTCTCCTCCTACAATGACGTCATAACCATGATTTCTGGTTTTCTGCCGTCCGTTATCAGTTCCCTCTGACCACGCCAGCATATCGAGGAACGCCTTACGTTGATTATTGATTTCCACCATCTTCTACTCCGGCTTTTTTAGCAGCGAAGCGTTTGATAAGCGAACCAATCGAGTCAGTACCGATGTAGCCGATGAACACGCTCGTTATATAAGCGAGATTGCTACTTAGTCCGGCGAAGTCGAGAAGGTCACGAATGAACCAGGCGATAATGGCGCACATCGTTGCGTCGATTACTGTTTTTGTAAACGCACCGCCATTATATCTGCCGCGAAGGTACGCCATTGCAAACGCAAGGATTGCCCCGATGCCTTGTTCCTTTGCCGCGAGAATGGCGGCTAACAGGTCATGTTTTTCTGGCATCTTCATGTCTTACCCCCAATAAGGGGATTTGCTCTATTTAATTAGGAATAAGGTCGATTACTGATAGAACAAATCCAGGCTACTGTGTTTAGTAATCAGATTTGTTCGTGACCGATATGCACGGGCAAAACGGCATGAGGTTGTTAGCGCAGCCTCTTGCCACCCGCTTTCACGAAGGTCATGCGTAGAATGCCGCAGCGTAACTATCACTGATGAATTCAGGATAGCCAGTGGCTACGGCTCAGTTATGGTGCTGGTTAACGGACTTGAACCGCTACCCATTCGCTTACAAGGCGACTGCTCTACCATTGGAGCTAAACCAGCATGTTTGGCGGGACAGCGTGGACTCGAACCACGATAAGAAGGTTAACAGCCTTCCGTAATGACCTTTATACGACTGACCCAAATAAAAAAAGCCACCGTTGCAACTTAAGAGTCACTAACGGCAGCTTACCTTCTAATTATGGCTAAATGGATAATTGCATGTCAAGGCTTTTAACAGCAACATGCTTAACTTTCTCAACACGTTTACGCATTTTAAAAGCATTTTGCATTGGCTGGTACAAAACAAATAACGACGCTTTCAGGATGTCGTCAATTTCGTTTCTACAGGTTGCCAGTGAAGGTTTTCTCCATCTCTCGCCACCACGTCCACACATCTTGCGTGGCTTTGCAGTCGCGTGATAGTAGGATGCAATTGCTCGCTTAGATGAACCATGAGCGTAGTAGCTGAGGAGGATGCCAAAGGCTTTTTTGTCAATGTACATGACGGAATCGACGACCTGAGAAATCAACATTCCATCATCATCATTGCACATTGGCCTTGTCATAACTCTTCCCGGCTCTACGCTCTCCATGAACTTCGCTATTACGCTGCTCATGCGCTTTTCCAGACGACCTGAATAAACCCATGCGCCCCACAGTTCAAGCCAGCCATTCAGCCACTCGTGCTGCTCTTTGGTGAGGTTTAGTTCTCTTATGCCCATGCGCCTTCTCCCTGTACCTGAATCAATGTGAGGTTTCCGCAGAACACTGCGCCGGTATCGATATACATCTGGTTGGCAAACTTGAGTGGTTTCACTGCTGGCGTATGACCAAAGATGAACGTGTCCGCGCCTTTGATTTCTTTCACGATCCCGTCTTGTGAGTTGCTGATTCGTTCGCGGTTCCAGATTACCTGCTGATGATCAACTGGCTTTCCAAACTCGTATTCGTCACAGGGATAATCGGCGTGGCAGATGACGTATTTTTTATCTTTGCTCACCAGTTCGATGATTAACGGAAGTTCTTCTGCTTTATGGGCAAGAGCTTTAGCCAGAATTTCTTTGTCGTAATTGAGATTAAAGAACCAGCCACCGCCATTAAGCATCCAGTGATTGACGTTTCCGCGCTCTGATAAGCCATCAATCATCATTTGCTCATGGTTTCCACGTACAGCTCTGAACCAGGGGAATGTGATTAATTCCAGGCATTCGACGTTCTCTGTACCGCGATCGACCAAATCGCCAACCGAGATAAGCAGGTCTTTTTTGGTGTCGAATCCAATTGTCTCCAGTTTTTTCATCAGGTTCGTGTAGCATCCGTGCAGATCGCCAACTACCCAAATATTTCGGTATTTGCTGCCATCAATTCTTTCGTAATAGCGCATCTCTTTCACTCCATCCGCGATGAACCATAAGAACGTCGTTGACGATGGCGTGCATTTTCCCGTCTTTATCATCAACGTATTTTCTGACCGTACCGCGACTACATTTCAGTCTGCGTGCTACTTCTGTCTGGTTTCCGTATGCTTCAACGAGCATGTCTGGAATGGTTTTTACTGAGAACGTCATGCGGCCTCACTTCTGCTATTTCGCAGGTCTTTGAGTTTCTGCTGGTACTCTGCCTTGATCGCCTTGCACTCTTCGACAGTCCAGCGATGGCGGTTATGGTTTGATTCGATTTCGTCTACTGCTTCCTGCCCGATGCGATTAATCAGTTCGACGCGATACGGAACGAGATTTCCGCTTTTGTGCTGGTTGCAAACCACGCATTGCTTGTGAATATTGCGTTCATCAAATCGGAGTTGAGGTGCCGCAGCAGTTGTCCGGTAATGTCCGGCATCCCACTGAGCAGACGTGAGCGTTCCGCACGAGATACATGGTAAGTCGCGGTCTCTTTCTCTGATGAAGGAGTTTACGGCTTGTTGGGCTTGTTTAATCCAGTAACTGCGGGGCTTTAAGGCGAGTTTTCGAATCTTAAGTTTATCTTTCTGTTTCTGCTCCTCTCGTCGTCGTTTCTTCTCTGCTGCTTTTTCCGCTTTTTCGCGTTCTTTGCTTCGTCGTTCGAGTGCTATCTTGGTTCCACACTCTGGAGAGCACCACCACTGATTAGCGAATGCAGGGTGAAACCATTCCCGACATTCATCGTTTTTACATCGTCTTCGCGCTGGTTTAGCCATCGTCTTCTTCCTCGTACATTGAGCTATTCGGATCGCTCATCAGTTCTGCGCAGCAGTGCTCACACACGTGAACTTCCAGCACATGCAGCTTCTGACCGCAGTTAGCGCACGTTAAAGCTCGCTCGACGCTTTCTTTCTGGTATTGAATGGATTGGGATGGGCTAAGCATTATTGGATTCTCTGCATCATGAGAAAGACAATCATGGCGGCGCGGAGGGGATTTTCATGTATAGCTCGCTTAGATTTACAGTAGGCCACACCGCGTGCACCCCACTCGTCTTCATCGAGATTGATAATGCTAATCCTGTATTTTTCAATAATCGGCCATGCGTCTGCTGGGTTTGCGCATGGGTTAAAGGAACCGCGCTCAACTTCTACTTCAACTGCGTCTCCGTTTACAATGTCTCCCTCAAATGAGACAAACACCATATCGCCATTCTCACCTTCTTTGTAATCCGGTGATCCGTTATGAATAGCTTCGAATACAGCCACGTTAATTTCAAAATCACTTAACTGTGAATAATCCATTGTCATTTCCTCGCACGATGTCTTAGCCACCGGATATCCCACAGGTGAGCCGTGTAATTGAAGGTTTTTACGTCAGATTCTTTTGGGATTGGCTTGCGTTTATTTCTGGAGCGTTTCGTTGGAAGGTATTTGCAGTTTTCGCAGGTGATGTCGGTGAAACTTCGTCGCTGTCGTCTCATTCGTACCTCCTGTCGGTAAATCTGACACCCTGACCAATAGCCCAGGCTGTTGTGTACTCGATCAGACTTGCCATACGCTTCACGCTCATCTGCGCGCTGCTTTCGCGAATGTTGACGTATTCGCCTTCAAGGCCTGGCAAAACATCAGCTTCCTGTTTTGTTGCCACTGCATGACCGCTGATCAACAAAACCTTCCATTGTTCTGGTTTTAACCATTTATCGCGCCACTGAACTTGCCTAGCGATATCTGCGACCATCGCGTGAAATTTTGCGTTCTGGTCAAGGTTGCGCTTGTAGTCAGTAATGCGGATGGTGACTGGCTTGTCTTTATCGAGTGGTGTTGCGAGGATGGTGTTGATTGCGGCTTGCTGTTGTTGCTTACTTCGGAGGAAGATTGTTTGCTTCATCGAAATTCTTCTCTTTAATTCCAGCGGCTCTGATAGCTTTCATTACTGCAATTACCGTTTTGTCACGCCCATCCTCATAACCCATCGCATAAGCACCTTCTTCACCATCTTTCCAAAAGTCGTCATTCGATTCTGGCCAGTCGATATCCAGTTCAATAGCTGCTCGCGATGCCTGCCATAAAGTCCACCACTCATTTAAGGAGTGACGAATATCCATGCTTGAAAATGCGAAGTACCTATCACCATTTCTTGCCTCGGTTATCATCTCGAATGGTAATCTCAATTTTTTGGCAACGTATTCCTCAAACTGCTTTCTTGATTCGTCCATATCAATCCCCGTTAGTCGTTTCACTCACGAATCTGACAAAACCAGCCATGTTAATTTGCATGAGTTTTTTCAACACTTTGTCTCGTCGGCTACGTTTTGGTTTTGGCCTGTGGTTGAATCTTTCACAAACTGGAAGTCTCGATGATTTCCAGTACCTATTACGCCTTGCTCCATCTTCAGCCATATCGGCATGAATAAGGTCTGCGAGTGTGCTCATATTCACCTCTTCCAGTTACATTGGTTTTGTAATGTTGCTAGTCATCGTTCGAATAACAAAATGCGTAAGTAACCTTGCTTTCCACATGTAAATCTCTTCAAGGCGAGATAAATCTACGAATACCGGACCTTTGTAATCTGGTCTTGATGCCCTTATGTATGAGCTAATAGTTTGTGCATCTTGCTCGTCCAGATTCATGACTTCCCTCTCCCCCAAATAAAAAGGCCTGCGATTACCAGCAGGCCTGTTACAAGCTCAGTGATGTAGATGGTCATACGTCAGCCCCTTGTGCATATCGTCTGCCACGCGCAGCAGGTGCATTTGATGCTGTGCAAATCTGTCTGGCTTCATCCTGGTCACACGCAACAAAGTGTCCGTTGCAGAACCGCTGGTAAACCGTACCAAGCGAGCCAAAACGGTTTTTCGTCACAATGATTTCAGCAAATGGCGCGGCGCTACTGTTCTCGTCATATACCGCTTCCCGATAGAGCATGATGATTGAGTCTGCGTCCTGCTCAATGCTTCCTGAATCACGCAAATCTGCGTTTGTCGGGCGTTTGTTTGGTCGCTTCTCAACATCGCGTGAAAGCTGACTTAGGGAGATAACAGGCGTTTTCAGGTCTTTCGCCATCGCCTTCAGGCTTCCGGAGATGTGAGCAATTGCGAGGTCGTTGCGGTCTGCTTTCGGCTTCTCAATCAGGCCAAGATAATCCGCCATGATGAGTGAGAGGTTTGGATTTTCCTGTTTGTGCCGTTCTGCGATTGAGCGTATTTCTTCGACCGATAACCGCGAGGCATCGACTACCCATACATCCAAATCTGCAAGCTGACTCATGCCGTTAGCAACACGTGCCCAGCCCTCGTCATCCATCGATGCAGGATTTCGCAGCACGCTAACCGACATCCTCCCAGCGTTGGCAATGCTTCGCTCTGCAATCTGCAATGCGCTCATTTCCATTGAGAAAATCAATACCCCGCGCCGGACGTCAGAACCAGGAATAACGCGGCTTGCAACGCCTTCGGCAATCTTCAGCGCCAGTTCGGTTTTCCCCATACCAGGACGAGCAGCGATTATCACAAGGTCTTCCGCGTTCATCCCTCCGGTGATGGCATCAAGTTCTTCGATTCCGGTCTTCAGGGTATCTGACTCTTCTCCGTTCCTCAGACGCCTGTCAAGCGTGTCAGTGTAGTCAGTGATGATTTCCCCTAACCGTACAGGTTTAACCTCGTCACGGGGCTTTCTGATAGCTGAGAGACGTTTTACAAGTTCATCCATCGCCTGACTCGATGCGTCGATGGTTCCGCTCTGAATTGGTTCACGCATTTCATCCATGATTTCCAGCACCAGACGGCGGTGATAGTTATCCGCGACCATTCCGGCATATCCCTTCAGGTTTGCGGCACTCGGGCAGTTCTTACTGGTCATCAGGATTGACGTGAAATGCTCCTCTCCGCACGCCTCGGCAACCATCAGCGCATCGATTAGGTTTCTGTTTCTCGCCTGCTTGCGGATAACCTCGAAGGCTTTCCGGTAGAGCGGAATTGAAAACGCTTCCGGCTCCAGCGTTGCCAGAACGTCGCTGGCGGTTGGTGTTAATCCACCAATCAGCAGTCCACCGATAACGCTCGCTTCGATATCCTGTCTCATGCAATCCCCCTGTCTGCAAACTTCCCTTCCCGAACTCCCGTTAACGAGTCTTCCCTCAGCAGGTAATCAAAATCTGCCGTCCAGCCCGTGTCGTTGTCTCCGAAGTAAAACGGCTTGGCCTGATGCACAAACGCCCTGACATACGCTCTGAAACCGTCCACGTTTGGCGTTTTCAGTTGCGGGATGATTTTCTTCAGGCGGCGTTTGCGTTTCTCGTTGACCGCAACAGCGTGTGGCAGTCTGTCACCGACTTCGGTGTTGTAGGCGTTCAGGAAGGATTCGTAGTCGATTCGTTCTGCCTTGCGACGTTCAGGTTTAACCTGCCCATCACCACCCCCGCTAGGGGGTAAGGGGGTATTTGTATTTATTGTCTTTTGTATATTGTCTTTTGTGTTTGACTGATTCGGTAAATTGCTTTTTACCGATTTGGTGAAGGTTTGTTTTACCGAATTGGTAAATGTTTTACCGAATCCGTTAACTTTCGTTTTCCACTCGGAAATGTTTGTATTCATACCAACTTGACGCCCCACCTGAATGAGAACTCCCATTCTGATAAGCTCGTTTTTGGCGGTAGAGCATTTGGTTGGTGCCATGCCAGTGAGTTCAGCGAACTGTTCGTTTCCGATCCAATCTATTTTTTTGTTGTAACCGTATGTCTTGCGCCACACAGCCATAACAATCAGTAACTGATGTAGAGTAAGTCCAGAAAGCATGGCGGCTTCTAACAGTGTGTTTGCAGTCCGAGTGTAGCCATCTTCGAGTTCTGCCACGCGATGCTCCACGACCTCCAGTTGAGGCCTGTAATCAGCTAACTTAACGACGCCCATGTTTCACTCCTGCTTTGGCTAGTCTGTAAACACCAACAAGGCGCTCTGCGAACGCCCTGTTATTTGCTGCGGCTACCACTAATCCCTCAGGTGAATCAGGGTGTCGAATCTCTTCTTTTTCCTGGTATTTCTTACGACGTTTTGTCATAATTACTCCTGTGGATTGATCCAGTAATTCCCTCAGAATTGCATATCAATTTGCTTAAAATCCTCGGTGGCGGCCGGGGATTTTTTCTTTGTGATTTCATCAAGCGCATACTTAAAAGCCCTGCTAATCGGACTGATGTCTGATGCCATTCCGAAAGCACACAAGACCGAAGCAATAAATCTCCAGTCCGTTCTGCTTATCTTCGATTCATGACAGCCAATCATCTTTGCCAGACCGCGCTGGGTAAGCGTTGACAGGTTGATGAGTAAATCAGTTTCAGCGCGATCAATTTCTCGCTGTGTTGGCTTGCTGTAGCTTGCTTGTGCCATTTGTTAATTTACCTATATTGATATTGAGTTATAGCGGCACACCCAATGGATTTGCCGCTGATGTTTGCTCACCCGGTTAGAGGTGAAAGGCCAGAACTGTTAAAGAGCAATTTGCTTATGCCGCTTGGCGGTAAGCACTTTCTTGATACTTCAGGGCGCCAGCTGTAACGATTTCCAATCGATAGGCGTCTTTCTCTGGGATAACTTCTTTCCACTGAGAGACTGCTGCATCGCTAATGCCTAGTGCTTTAGCAACAGCACGCTGGGTTCCGAAGTGGTCAATAACATCTTTTTTGTACATAGACTCGCTCCGAAATTAAAGAACACTTAAATTATCCACCAAAGGAATCTTAAGTCAAGTTTATTTAAGATGTCTTAACTATGAATACACAACTGATGGGTGAGCGTATTCGCGCTCGCAGAAAAGAACTCAAGATTAGGCAGGCTGCCCTTGGCAAGATGGTTGGCGTGTCTAATGTTGCTATTTCCCAATGGGAGCGATCTGAAACTGAGCCCAATGGCGAAAACCTATTGGCCTTAGCCAAGGCTTTGCAGTGCTCCCCTGATTACCTGTTGAAAGGAGAGGATAGTCTTTCAAACATTGCCTATCACAGCAGGCATGATCCAAGAGGTTCGTATCCTCTAATTAGTTGGGTAAGCGCAGGATGTTGGATGGAAGCTGTAGAGCCATATCATAGGCGTGCAATAGATAACTGGTACGACACAACGGTAGATTGTTCTGAAGACTCTTTTTGGCTCGACGTTAAAGGCGATTCAATGACTGCCCCGGCAGGACTGAGTATTCCTGAGGGGATGATTATTCTCGTCGACCCAGAAGTCGAACCACGTAATGGAAAGCTGGTAGTCGCCAAACTTGAAGGAGAAAACGAGGCGACATTCAAAAAGTTAGTTATTGATGCCGGTAGAAAATTCCTGAAACCACTCAATCCACAATACCCAATGATTGAAATCAATGGGAACTGTAAAATCATTGGCGTTGTCGTTGATGCCAAGCTAGCAAACCTTCCTTAAGGGGCTTTCGCCCCTTTTTTATTTCCCGTTAAAAATCAAAGACAAACTAAATTCACGTCCATAAAATTAAGTTTTCTTCAAAAATGCACTTGACCAATAAATTAAGAAGTCTTAAATTTAAGCCATCAGCAGGACGCTGGAAGCCAAACGGAACAGATTGGCAGGCTCTTTAACATCGACGGACTCTCAACCTAACCGTTGAGACCAGAACTTGAGTGGTTTTGGGGATGGCGCGAATTGCAGCTGCAAGACAGCGATCGAGAAGATAAGCACCTCGACGCGTCATGCGCCAAAGCCACTTAAAGGAGACCATCATGGTAACCATTGTCTGGAAAGAATCCAAAGGTACGGCAAAAAGCCGCTACAAAGCTCGCAGAGCAGAACTTATTGCCGAGCGACGCAGTAATGAAGCACTGGCGCGAAAAATTGCGCTAAAGCTCTCTGGTTGCGTCAGAGCAGACAAAGCAGCATCACTAGGAAGCCTTTGCTGCAAGAAGGCAGATGAATGCAGTGGAAGTATTTGCCTGCCAAACGTAGCTATTTACGCGGCAGGCTACCGGAAATCAAAACAACTGACGGCGAGGTGACGATCCCCCCGCCGTCGAGGAACTAAATTAGCTCATCAGCTTTACCAGCAAAGCGCATATAACACTCATGGAACCAGACGTCAGGTATAACAAATTTCTCTTTACCTGACGCGCTGTAAGTCACACCTGAGCGATGGAGAAGGCCTTTTCTCATAAGAGATAAAGCGACCGGATCGCCGTGCTTAAGTACGATTTTGTTATTTGCCATAACAGCAAATGCTAAAACCTCTTTTTCCTGAATACTCAGAGAATTGAATAGGCTCTCAGTCTCCACAATTACTTTAGCCTCATCTCTCTTACTGAGATATTTTTTATATCTGTCTGAAGATGCCAGAAATATAAACTCCATCACCCTGTTCAGAACATAACTGATACACAAAAGCATTGCGTAATACATCCAGTGATCTGGAAGTATTTCGGGGTTCCTTATATCTACCCACTCTTTAATTGATGCTGGGGTGATTATTATCAAGGCAATTAAAATAATAAGCATATGAATTAACTGTTGTAGCGTAAGACCACGCAGGAAGAAACGTAATAGTTCCTGCCACCAGTTACTCATCGGTGAATCTCCATCATTCTCTCTGTAGGGGTGAATAGAGTTTATCCGATTTCTCGCTGTAGGGGTACACGAGAACCACCGAGCCTGATGTGGTTAAAAGACAGGCATACTAATAAACACTGCACTGTGTATTCATTCCAACGAGTGAATACACGGAGCAATGTCGCTCGTAACTAAACAGGAGCCGACTTGTTCTGATTATTGGAAATCTTCTTTGCCCTCCAGTGTGAGGGCAATTTTTTTGATGGAGGATATATGAGTGAAGTAACAGACTTAGTTGTTATTGAAAAAGCAAATGCAATGACTGTATTTCAGTCTGCAGACCAGATTGAAGAAATCCTTCAAAAGGTTGAACGTGAAGTTATGTCCTTTGTGCCTGATATCACAACGGCAAAGGGCAGAAAGGAGATCGCTTCTCTGGCGTATAAAGTTGCGCAGACGAAAACATATCTCGATGGTCTTGGCAAAGACCTTGTTGCTGAACTGAAGGAAATTCCAAAGCTAATTGATGCCAACCGCAAGACAGTGCGCGATCGCCTTGATGAACTGAAAGCCAAGGCTCGCCAGCCTCTTACTGATTATGAGGAGGAACAGGCGCGGATTAAAGCCGAAGAAGAAGCTAAGGCAGCAGCTGAAGCTCTCGCAAAGCAAATTGAGTCTGATCATGAAATAGCTATTTTGATGGATCGCGAATTTGACCGCCAAAGAGAAGAGGCAAGACTCAAAGCGGAGCAGGAAAAGCGAGAGCATGAAGAACGCTTAAAAAGAGAAGCTGAAGAGAAAGCCAGAGCAGAAGCCGAAGCAAAGGCAAAAGCCGAAATTGAATCAGCAGCAAGGCGAGAAGCAGAAGCTAAGGCCGCAGCGGAACGTGCAGAGCGTGAACGCATTGAAGCCGAGCAACGAGCACAGCGCGAAGCAAAAGAGGCAGCAGAACGAGCTGAAAGAGAAAAGCAGGCGGCAATTGAAGCAGAACGCCGAAAAGCACAGGAGGAGGCTGAACGAATCCGGCGCGAGGCTGAAGCAAAAGAGCAAGCCAGAATAGCAGAAGAAAAAAGAATCAAGGAAGAAGAAGAGCGTAGAGCAAAGGATAAAGCTCACCGGAAAGAAGTAAATAACAAAATACTTGCTGACCTTATCAAGGTTGGCGCATCAGAAGATGTTGCTAAAAATATCATAACAGCCATCGTAAAAGGCGAAGTATTCGCAACAAAAATAACCTACTAATAAAACCAACATAAGGAACCACCCATGATTTACGCAATCGCGGGAGGCGCTCGCATGGGTGCCTTCCAACTAAATGAATCTTTACTTGAACGAATCACCCGTAAATTACGTGACGGATGGAAAAGAGTTGAGGTCTTATTATGCGCAATGAAATAGCCATCAATCACCAGATGCTTCGTGCTGCACAGAACAAAGCAGTAATAGCCAGATTTATTGGTGATTCCAAAATGTGGCTTGAAGCAAATAAAGCGATGAAATCAGCTATCAACCTTCCTTGGTATCGCAGGAAATGAGTTTTACAGATAACTGGTCAGACGAAGAATTCATTCGTCAGATGAAAGAATTAATCGGTAACGAAGGAGATATTCATGTCACTTGCAACCACAGTGAAGGAGAGCAAGTTACAGAGACGCATGTACACGCAGAAAGCTCTCTGGTATCGCCATAATGGTGACCGCGAAGGAATGCGGGTATGCCTTAATTTGTCCAGAGTCGAAGTATTAAACCAGCGTTATTTCCTTTGGCCATGTCCATTCTGAGGTGAATTATGGATTTGAATAAATTCGATGAGCCATTCAGCCCTGAAGATATCGAATGGCGAATACAGCAAAGCGGTAAAACACGCGATGGAAAAGTGTGGGCTATGGTGCTGGCTTATGTCACGAACAGGGCAATCATGAAACGCCTGGACGATGTTTGCGGCAAAGCAGGATGGCGCAATGAATACCGCGATATTCCCAACAACGGCGGAGTTGAATGCGGCATATCAATCAAGATTGATTCCGAATGGGTAACCAAATGGGATGCTGCTGAAAACACGCAAGTAGAAGCCGTCAAAGGTGGTCGTTCCGGTGCAATGAAGCGCGCTGCCGTTCAATGGGGAATCGGTCGGTATCTGTATAACCTTGAGGAAGGTTTCGCACAAACATCTCTCGATAAAAAGCAGGGGTGGCACAGGGCAAAACTGAAGGATGGAACAGGGTTTTACTGGCTCCCTCCAACGCTGCCCGGCTGGGCAATCCCAGCATCAGATAACAAACCATCACCAGAAAATACCAACCAGAAATCTCCATCGGTTGACTGCGAACAAATCCTGAAAGACTTCAGCGATTATGCATCGAAAGAAACTGATAAGAAAAAACTCATCGAGCGTTATCAGCGTGACTGGCAATTAATGGCTGGAAACGAGGAGGCGCAGGCTAAATGCGTTCAGGTAATGAACATCAGAGTTAACGAGCTAAAACAGGCGGCATAAATGGCAAGCAGAGGCGTAAATAAGGTGATCATTATTGGTCGCCTTGGGCATGATCCAGAAATCAGATATTCACCATCAGGAACGGCATTTGCAAACCTTACAGTTGCTACGTCAGAACAATGGCGTGATAAGCAAACTGGAGAGCAAAAGGAGCAGACGGAGTGGCACCGCGTGGTAATGAGCGGGAAACTGGCAGAAATTGCCAGCGAATATCTGCGAAAAGGCTCTGAGGTTTATCTTGAAGGCAAATTGCGGACAAGAAAATGGCAGGATCAAAGCGGACAGGATCGGTTCACTACTGAAGTCATCGTGGGCGTTGGTGGAACTATGCAAATGATTGGTGGCAAGCAAGGAGGCAATGAACAGTCTTCACCTCAGCGAAATAACGGTCAGCAACAAAGACAGCAACCTCAGCAGCAAGGGAATCACAGCGAACCACCTATGGATTTTGACGACGATATACCCTTTGCACCAGTAACTCTCCCCTTCCCTCGTCACGCTATTCACGCAATTTAAGGACTTACATGAATCACTTAATGGTTGACCTTGAAACAATGGGCAACGGGCCATACGCGCCTGTTATTTCTATTGGGGCGGTATTCTTTGACCCGAATACCGGAGAAACAGGAGAAGAGTTCTCGGTAAATATCTCGCTTGAATCATCAATGCGATATCGAGCGCGTCCTGACGCTTCAACGATTTTATGGTGGATGGAACAGAGTGAAGAAGCCAGAAAATCGCTAACCAGCAACACTCAGGAGCTTTCAACGGCTCTTTCATGGTTATCTGAATTCATCATAAAGAACGCTAACCACAAATTCGTTCAGGTTTGGGGGAATGGAGCATCATTTGACTGCGTTATTCTCCGCAACAGTTATTCGCTGACAGGGCAGCCAGTTCCGTGGCAGTGGTGGAATGACCGCGACGTAAGAACAATCGTCGAACTTGGGAAGGTAATAGGATTCGATCCTAAGCGAGATATGCCATTCAAAGGAACTCGCCACAACGCGCTTGATGATGCCATCCACCAAGCCAAATACGTTTCAGCGATCTGGAAAAAGTTAGCTAAATAATCAACAGGAGAAAACCATGCCAGCGCCTCTATATGGTGCGGACGACCCGCGCCGCTGTTCCGGCAATTCCATATCGGAGGTGCTGGAAAATATCAAGAATAATCTCGACGCGTTTCTTGCTCTGCCACCAGAAACAAAAGAAGAACGGAAGTACCGACGCGATATACAACTCGCAGAAAAACAGGAAAAAGACCGAATAAACGAAACATCAATCCGACCATTCCGCAAATCCACATATACCCACTTCCCTGAATATATCGACCAGCGCCTGCGTAATTACCGCTCACGCTATGGCGCTATCAGTAATGACTGAGGAATTTACCATGAGAGGACTTGCATACAATCCCGGCATTCTTCCGGCAGAAATGATTATTCGCCAACGCGTAAAGCCAATGCCATCGAGAGAGGAATTGCTAAAGAGAAATTCTTTTCCGTCAGTGAATCAAAACAAATATCTGAATGCGATGTGGCGGAGTGGGAAAAAATGAAACAAATGACACTAATTGAGATGGATGGATTTCTGAAAGGTAAATGCATCCCATGTGATTTAAAGGTTAACGAAACAAACGCTGAATATCTTGTGCGTAAATTTGCTGAAGCGGAGGCCAAGTACGCGGCGCTGGCAGCGGAGAATGCGGGGCTGAAGTCTGGCGCTATGGACGAAATCAAGGTTATCAACCGTGGAGGGCAGGCATATTGCGTAAAAGATGGAGTGCAAGTTAATCCCATGTATGCAAGAGGGTGGAATGACTATCGCGCAAAGTCTCTGCAATCAGACACCCCAGCCACCGATGCTTTTCTGGCTGAAATTGAACGCAAAGCAATCCGAAAGTTCATTAACAGCATTGAACACATCCTGTGTGACAAGCTGTCTCCGTATGACACCGAAGAGATGCTTGAGGCTATGCGTATTTTTCTGGAAGAACAGGGAGGTGAGCAAAAATGACGATCACAAAACAACGGGTAGAAGAAATCATATCCCGCATTGAAATGTATGGGCATGGTGCAGGGTATACCGCCGAAGAGGTTTATGACCTGGCTGTACTGGCGCTGAATTTATCAAATATCGCAAACCTGAAGCGATACGAGCTTGATATGGATGGTTGTGACTCGTTCGGTCAGGATTGTGGCGCTGACATGACTGAAGATTCTGATGGCGATTATGTCCTGTTTGATGACGTGGTTAAGTTGTTTGAGTTTGATACAACCACTCAGAAGCTAGAAAGCCCAGCAAAGGAGTCAACCAGTGAGCAAGATTGACTATCAGGGACTGCGTGAGGCGGCAGAACGTGCAATTCCAGCAATGGAACGCCTGTTAATGTTGCCATATGATGACGATTTGTTAAGTGAACAGGAACTTAAAGATTACGGTGTGGATATTGATGCGCTCAACGCCTTCAAATTTCTGACCGGACCAGAAAACGTGCTTGCACTACTGGATGAGTTGGATAAGTGGAAACAGGAATCATCAGCGTGGCAGGTGGTTGCTGGGAAGCAGCTTGCTTTGGCGACAAATGCAGAGCAGAAAATCGCAGAACTGGAATCACTGACAGCACCAAAGTTACCGCAGCCAGCGCCGGTATCTGTGCCGGAAGTAGTCGGCTGGGAAGATGTGCCAGAGGAAATCACGGAAGACGACATTGCTCTGGCATCCGCATGGGCGATTGGCTTCAACCAGTGCCGCGCAGCAATGCTTAAGTTGCTCTGTAATTCAGAACAACTGGACGAAGTTGGTTCATGGAATAATCACCGGAACACGCCTACTGCTCAGGATGGCAATCATACAGAGCAAAACCTCGATATGGTAGACCATTTCGGTGACGCCACCAAAAAGGCCATGCTTCATGGTGCTGAACCTGTAAGCCAAACTTACAAGTTGCCAGTTAATACACCTTGCCAAGATGCGCCAGCCCATATCTGGCTGCAAACAGCTGGAGTATGGCCAGAAGATGGCGAGTTAAGCGAATTAACGTGGTGCAGCCACAATCAGCACCATGATGACACACTATATGTTCGAGCTGACCTTGTGAATGGCAACTATCCGGTAACTCCGGATGGTTGGATAAGCTGTAGTCAGCGAATGCCTGATGATGGTCAGCACGTAATTATTTTATGTGATGGTGCATTCGTTCTTTATGCGCAATATCGAGACGGTGAGTTTTTTGATGTCGTCCGCAATGGTGAGGAGTTCTTCGAAACGCAGAGCCGCAATGTAACCCACTGGATGCCGCTACCAGAACCGCCGCAGGAGGCGAAATGATGGATGTAAAAGAGAAGGTTTTGCAGGTGATGCGTTCCCGGGCTGCCCTGCAAGATAAAGCTCTCGGCGGGGAATATCCATTCAGGATGGCAACCTGGAATTTGCGGTTGGCAATGGAGAAGGAATTTCCTGATGAAGAATGGCGTTCGGCAGATTTGCGCAAAATTCTTATGGAGCTGGCTAAAGACGGAACAGTATCCAAAGATACCCATGCCAGCCGGATTGGTCAGGCGGTATGGAGACTGGAGGTGCGGTAATGGCTAACCTGCAACTTGCCGTCAAAGGTGAATAACAATCCTCGCACTCGCGGGGATTTCTTTTATCTGAACTCGCTACGGCGAGTTTTGTTTTATGGAGATGATAAATGCACTTCCGAGTCACAGGAGAATGGAATGGAGAGCCATTCAACAGAGTTATCTAAGCAGAGGACATCAACGACTGCTATGACCACTGGATGCTATGGGCGCAGATAGCACATGCAGACGTAACCAATATTCGAATTGAAGAACTGAAAGAACACCAAGCCGCCTGATAGCGGTTTTTTTATTACCTGATTTGCAGGTTCGATTCCCTATTCGGAGATAGCACTCATGCAACACGAACTACAGCCTGATTCACTGGTTGATTTGAAATTCATCATGGCTGATACTGGCTTCGGTAAGACCTTCATCTATGACCGGATTAAGTCCGGCGACCTGCCAAAAGCCAAAGTTATCCACGGGCGAGCAAGATGGTTATATCGTGACCATTGTGAATTCAAAAATAAGCTCTTAAGCCGCGCCAATGGGTAAAATAGCGGGTAAAATATTTTTCACATCTAAAAAACACCATTCCAATCAATCCCCTGCCGCGCCAAGTAGATGTCTGCAGGGGACACCATGAACACTTCTCACTAAGTTCAATTAATTCCATAACTCACTGTTTTAACTGATATCATCTCCTTATACTCGTCCAGCAAAGTACCATTATTTCTAATGGAATCTATACATCTTTGCGTATAACATTGTGTATAACTGAGTTCGATCTTTTTTCTATACACATGCTGCTATCTGACATCCAAATAAAAAGAGCAAAACCGAAGGACAAACCCTATACGCTTAACGATGGTATGGGGCTATCACTCCTGATCGACACAGCGGGCAGTAAAGGCTGGCGTTTTCGCTATCGCTTTGCAGGTAAGCCTAAGATGATTTCCTTTGGCGTATATGGCGATGTGTCGTTGGCACAGGCACGTACCAAACGTGATGAAGCGCGTTCGATGTTAGCCAACGGGATAAACCCAAGTGAAGCCAGAAAAGCAGATAAGATTGCTTTGCAGTTCGCGCATGAGAACAGCTTTGAGTCTGTGGCCAGAGAATGGCACTCATCGAAAAAAGCCACCTGGTCAGAGGGTTATGCAAAAGAGGTTCTCAATTGTATGGAAAAGGATATTTTTCCTTTTATCGGCCAGCGCCCAATTGAGCAGATTGAACCATTAGAACTGCTAACCGTCCTGCAAAAAATAGAGAAAAGAGGTGCGCTAGAGCAAACCAGTAAGATCCGCCGCCGCTGTGGTGAAGTGCTTCGTTATGCTGTTGCCACTGGTAGAGCAAAGTATAATTTTGCACCCGATTTAGCTATCGCACTCAACAAACCTAAAACCCAACACTTCCCGTTCCTGACTGAAAGCGAGTTGCCCGAGTTCGTTAATGCTCTGGATAACTATCAGGGCAGTTTAGTTACCAAATACGCCACGCAGCTGTTGATGCTAACAGGCGTGCGAACAATTGAACTACGTGCAGCGGAATGGGCTGAGTTTGATTTAGATAATGCCTTATGGGAGATCCCCAAAGAACGGATGAAGAAACGCCGCCCCCATCTGGTTCCGTTATCAACTCAGGCGATCAATATCCTGAAAAAGCTGCAAGAAATAACAGGGAATTACAGCCTCGTTTTCCCTGGCCGGAATGACGTCAGTAAACCAATGAGCGAAGCCAGCATCAACAAAGTGATAAAACTACTGGGTTATCACGGTCGGTTAACGGGTCACGGTTTCAGGCATACCATGAGCACCATCTTGCATGAGCATGGGTTTGAAAGTGCCTGGATTGAAATGCAGCTTGCGCATGTTGATAAGAACTCTATTCGAGGTACTTACAATCATGCGCAATATATTAAAGATCGACAAGTAATGATGGAATGGTACGCTAGCTTATTAAATACGACCTGCTATTAAATCCAGCATGAAACAAATATGGTGAGTAATTTGATACTGTTTGTTTTTTGGCAACCCAGGGAAATGCCTTACAGTTGGTTGACTATTGTAATAATAATAGTTAAGACCAATGTTGCTGCCAAACTGGGTTGGATGTTGGGGAACAAGATTTGTAATTTGATCTGAAACATCTAAAAATTTTGCAGTAACATTTGAACTTCCTCGTTGCGTGTTGCTTGATACAAAATGACGAATCCAAACTGTATTCGCTTGTAAATTCTTGAACACCAAATGTGCGGCAACAGCAGAAGGTTGACCACCTCCAAGATCTAGTACCTGGCCAGTAATTGTATAATCGCCAAATCCTAAGTAATTTTGTCCCACGAATTGATGTGCGTGCGTGAAAAGTTCCGGCCCATTATAATCAGCATTTTTTGCTAACTTTCTAAAGTTATCGCTAATAATAATTAACTTCGACAAAGGAAGAAGAGCGCACTGATTAGGAAGCATTTTATTATTTAAAACAACATGATAACTAATCAATTGATTTGTCGCCAACAACTGAATATCAGAGTTGGATAATGATGGATTATCATATAGAAGTGCAACTCGTCTATTTAAGTTAGCATTCAACCAATTATTAATATCATTAATCGTTGTATTGGGCTGAATAAGATATCCAGAGATGATATTATTTTTATTTGTTAATACACTTGATAAATTTTGATTTAAAGTTAAGACGTTATTGTGTGAAGAAAAATCTTCCTGATAAGGATTAAGGATAACAATTATGTCAGAATTCCAAACATTTAAACATGTTAATAAATTTCTCGTATTGACGTTAATTGGTTCTAAAATTGGTAGCAGACCATTTAGGCTAACTCCCTTCGCAACGAGGTCCCTAAGGCATAATAACTCTGTACTTCTCGCATACAAATATGGGCTATACATAACTTACAACTCCTGAGGATATCAACAAATTTTAATTTTTACATCCATCAAATTCATGATGAATTCTTTTTGCTTTCTTGATAATGGTGTTGCATAACCTAAAACACGTAAACATGCTGGAAGAGAATAAATATAATCCAAAAAAACTTTATCGTTACATCTTTTTTTCATAGCAGAGATAAAGTATTTATTTGCTATGTTTAATGGCATCTGCATGAATATCTCTTTACAATATTCATAAACCAATCCGTTAGGCATATTTATTTTAGTTGAAGTGTAATCTTCTATTATAGCTAAGAACTCTTCCTTTCTAAGAACTGAAAACAAGCTGTCACTTTTAATATAATCAATATTTGAATCTGCCTCCTTAATGACACTCAATTGATCTTTTTTATTCAAAACCATAACTCCCACTCTGGGGAGATTTAAAGCACAATATTTACTTGCATACTCTGGATGTGTAACTATATACACTTTATCAAAAACATCCAAATAATCAGGGGCTTGAGTAATCAACCTTTTTGGTGAATCATACTCTGTCTTAATCTCGTAAGCTGTAGACGTACCATTAAACACCGCAACATCCACTATAGAGTTTTTAATTGGTAACTCTATGGACGACGAACTTGTTTTTGGGCTGTGCTTACCGAATATTATTTTATTGACAAGTGCTGTCTTATAAACATATTCATTTCTATAATTCAGACGCAAAAAATCATATAATGATGTAAATAAATCCCTTAGTGAAATCTCATGTTCATTATTATCATTGTTTGAAAACAGTGTTTCATAGCAGTAAGAATCAAAACTCCCAAATAAATCCGAAATATCCTTACCTTTTGCTAAGGATGAAAAAATGGGGCGACGGAAAAATTTAGCATATTCCTTTTTATTATGACTCATTACTCATACTCTATAAACATCATGCAATTTGATAAGTTATGACGAATTCTCACCATCCAGTTACTACCTGTACATACTAATCAAAAAAAACGAGTACGCAAGATACGAAAGTACTTTTCTTGTTCACCAGTTAGCTTACCTTGATCCTCACCAGCGACTGGAAGATAGGTAGCAGTATATGTGGAAACCTTCCCCTAGCTAGGTCTACAAACGTAGTTTGGGCATTTAGGCTCCACGATTCACGGTTTGACACGGCCTGATATCTGCACATTCGTTTTGATATGCAGCAATCGTGAAAAAGGAAAATATACGCTCGACAGACCAAAACGGCACTACACCGCACCCGCCTGCGGTTTTCATATCACTAAAAATTTTCAGCCTGGATTTTTTACAAACGATACCGCCAGTCCGTGCCAGTCCTCGAGATGTACTGCGATACAGGAACTGAAAAGAATGAAAAGAAATTCATTTTTTTTCAGTTTTACTGTCCGTCGAATCTATGGCCTGAATACGCAACTCTATGATATTAAATGGATAATTAATTTTAGGTGTGTGATTTTATGAAGGTTTGTGAAACATGAAGAAGATAACCAGTTGAAAAATAATAATTTTATGACCGTATAAACTGAAATCCTGTGTTCAGGTTCCGGGAACAGATCGGCCATTCCCGACGCATACTTTACCCATTCTTTTGCGCAGCCAGCAGCAACTTTAAAGCCTTTTCCCGTTCCTCGGGTGGAATTGCATCAATCAGCTCTTTAACCCTTCCCTGCCCGTTCAGCGCGCTTGGACTAACGGAATGGGAGAAAGCAACATTCATCACAAACGAGTGACCGCACTCCACATTAGAGCAATAGCAGTACACATCGTACAGTTGTGGGTGTTTCCTGTTTGTTTTACCTATCCGTGCTACTGCCTGACATGTGGGGCAGTACATTCTCATCATCTTCATCGTTCTGTGCCCTATACTGTTGCCCGCCAGAAGAAGGGATTTGGATCCCTACCTCTTGTTCTGAACGTGTAACACTGGTAACACGTGTAACGCTATTGATTTAAAAGGATTTAATCTGTTACCAGTTAGCAAAATCAAGAGGTAACGCGTGGTAACACACCATTTTTTGTTACCTCTGTTACCAGTCAGTATTTTTGACTGGTAACACTGAAGAACCGCATCAGTAACGGGTGTTACCTCTGTTACCAGTGTTACCTCATAAAAATAAGACTCACGCGATAATCACTCAGGTTCAGCGCTTCCCAGTACCTGTGTATTGAACTGGTACACACGTTTAAGCCCTATTTCTGGCAGGCGAATGCTGTTTTGCGTCCGGCCATCTTCACCGGGTTTCAGCCAGCCCGCGTCCACACACAACCTGGCCACCTTACGCGAGTCAAATCCCTTACAGATCTCCTTCCAGCCTGACGGGAGAACGTAGAACGTCACAACCGGCTCTGTCACGTTGTCTCCTTTATCGACTTTTCTGAATCCCATCATTGAAACAGGCCGGTTCCTGTCGTCATTCCAGTCAGCAAACCGACTGAACTGATTACGCGTCATGAAGTCCCGAACCTGTTCAAGTGCCGCTTTATCTTCCTGATTAGCTGTATGGCCCCGGTCAGCCATCCATGCAGCCAGACAGCTTTGAGCGGCACGAAAGGCCTCTCCCTCCGGCCATCCTGTGATGCCCGCTTTTGTGGCCAGCTCCCCGGCCATCGCAACCAGAGCAAAACGGGTAACAGCCCGGCCAACCTGATTCCCGGCATTTTCCGGCGTCAGCCTTCGGGTATACTCTTTCAATAAGGCTTTCGCCTGACTGGTCAGTTCCGGCAGATCAGCGGTCAGGCAATACAGCCAGTCGCGGAATGGTGCACCATGATAATGCGCTACGTGCTGCTCAAGATGCTCAGCCAGGGTTTTCCCGCTACTGAAGCCATGAAGTTCTTCAAACACGCCATACTTGCCCGAATCGCTTGGGATCTGGATCATTCTGACCTCAACCCCGGCATACGTACGTTCCCCGGCGCTTGCCGCATGCTCTACCAGTGACAGTTCCCCGGTAGACAGAAACAACAGATTCCAGCGGTTGGTTTCCCTTACCGAACCATCTGTTCTGGCTCTGGCTTTGCCCTGCCCGTTAGCCAGCATATAAGCGATATTTCCCGCCTCCCTGCCGTCAACCTCCCGGATTTCATCCAGCATCAGCGTGGCATCATTGCGGCGGCTCGCCGTTCCTTCTAAGGCATTCCCCGTCGCCCGCCACGTATGCCAGAAATCTGTTCCACCACATACTGATGCAGCCACTTTCATCGTCGTGGTTTTACCGTCTGTGGATTCCCCTTTGAGGTGATAACCTCCACCGCCGATACCAACCAGTTTCAGAAGGGGGGCAGCAAATGCCAGACTCACCGCAAAGGCAAGACGGGCATTCTTTATGCAATAACGGCCTATATTTTCACGCCAGCCCTCTGATGTGCCGCTGACACGAAAATCACGCCCCTGCACACTCGATGTTTGTAAGATGACTGACTGGGCTTCGCGCCCTATCACTTCATCCTGGAGAACGTAAACCCCGCCGTGCCAGCCAGTTTTATTCACACAGGTTACTTTTCTGTCCGGTTTACACAGCGAGATATATTCCATCAGGAATGCTCTGGCCATGCCGTTAATGTTGATGTAAGAAAGCCCGTTAACCAGCAGAACGCGGCGCAGTTCTTCCCCGCTACCGCCCAGCATCTCCATCGGCATTGCCCATTTACGGCTGTTTCCGTTGGTATCTTCCCATTCCAGCAAACGCCCGTAATTACTTCCATCAGCATCACTGGTGATTGCCGTCACCCGCAACGGACTGCAAATTTTGATATTACGTATCTCTGTATCACCATCAGACTTATTAACCAGCTTGTCGTACCACAAATATTCTTTTGTCAGCCGGAACCCTTCTGGTAAACGGGTCTGCCCTTTGCCATGCAGCGTCATTTCTTCACGAAAGGCATCTCTCGCCCGTTCTTTCCCCACTTCCTGCCGATAATCATCCCAGTCAGCCTTATGGCGTACCGGAGGGAGCGTTACCCAGCCATCCACCGCTTTGGCGGCTTTCTCTGCCTGAATACGCCCGGTGTTTTCTTTGCCGTCAGCCAGATCATTATCTCCGGCCAGAATGATCCGGGTTTCCGGCCAGCGTTTTCGGATCTGCTCCGTCACCTTCAGTAAATTGGTGGCAGCGACAGCCGCCACGATCCATCCTTCAGTCAGCAGACTGACGGTAAGCGCCGTGGCAAAACCCTCAGTGATAATCACCTGTTCAGGTGTTTCAGCGGGTATATCGGTCAGGGCAATGAATGCGCCAGACAGCTGGCTACCGGGCAGCAGACTTTTATCCCCGTCAGGATTGATAAGCTGGCCACCAGTAATATTCCCGGAAATATCCGTCAAAGGCAGCAGTAATGAACCGGTGGAAAATGTTATTCCGGCCAGATTCAAAGGCTGTGACAGCAAGGGAAGTGAATACCCGTGTAAGCTCTTATTTGTCAGATAGACCGGCTCACCATTGCAGGACTGCTGTCTGAGTCTGGTATATCGCTCCGCGCCCGCTTCTTTTCCTGCGGCCTTTTTCCTGGCTGGCAATGCGGGCTTCTCCTGTATTTCTGGTAATGCAAGCGCCTCAGATACCATCCCGGCGACTTCTTTTATCTTTCTTCCTGTCACCAGACGAACCAGATCAAGACCATCGCCATGACCGCACTGATTACAAAACCACGTCCCTCGCCCCGCTTTATCGTCCAGTCGAAAACGATCTTTTCCACCACAGGCAGGGCAAGCCCCATGATGTCCTGCGGACGGTACTTTAATACCTAATGCTGACAGGATATAAGGCCAGCGCCCAATTGCAGCTCCGGAAATCGTGGATACAGACGGTGTTTTCACAGCAGCACCTCCTGACCTTCCGGCTTCACAAATTCAAAACCTTCGGGTAGTTCGCCATCAGGTGCTCCGAAAATAATATCCCGGTAAACCTCACGCATCTCTGTGACACCAAAAACTGACAGGCGAATATTTTCTGACATAAAGCCTGGTTTAAGCATTTTTTCCAGTTTCTCTGCGGCCAGTATGCAACCAGCATCAGCCCCAAACTCATTCACCCACGGCATTTCAATATGGTAAATAATATTACTCACCACTTTTTCGTGGGAGAGTTCTATTCGTTCGCCATCTTCAATATAAACAGGTTCATTATGAACACGCACCATTAAGGAAATGAATGCATCAGCAATGTAGTAGCGTAAGACTGCTGTTCGTAAAGCATGCGCCTTTAAATTTTGATTATTATTCATCGCGCATCACTCCCTTAATTGTGCTGGTTTCCTTAACAACGCCATCCAGTTGTTCGGCAATACAGGCCACTAAAGCCGCAGCGCCTTCCGCTGAAACAGTTCTCGCTCCATTCACTGTGGGCACGGACAAGACCTCTGCAAGAAACTCACTGGCCAGTGCCGCCCGTAACAGACGACTCTCCCCCTGTTCACTCAATATGCAGCCTTGCTTAAAATTCATGGATTTCATGCAACCACCTCCCCGGCTCTTTTCACAGGGATACGGGCAGCAAAGCTCAGGATAAATTCAGTGGCAAGTTTAAGGCGTGCAGCATGCTCGCATTCTGCGATTACACGCACAGGGCGTGGACGGGCATCACGGTCTGTACGGCGGACAGCCAGAAAGACAAAGGTAAATTCAGGGTGAGATAAAGCAGGGACTGTAGCCATAATGGCAACCTCCTTCAGATAGCGGGTAACGCTACCACCGGAGTTCCTACGCTCATGGGTGGTAGCCCAGACGGGGGTAGGAATACCGGCTCTGAAGGATACCGGCCAGCCCGAAAGCTGCCCCGCCTGGACTACCATAATTCTGATGATGTGGCGTAAAAAATAAAAAAATACAATCAGCCACCACACCATAAATTTTAGGTGAGTCAAAGCTGCGACACAAAAAAACACGCCTAGCGCGTGTAGTATCGCCTTCAGATAACACGGGTTCCTACGCCCGGCTGCCGATTTTGCGGCAACCTTTAAACTATATCCCGCGCATTCCTGGTGAGGCAAGAAATTTATAACCGAAAACTGATCATTGCCTGGATTAATTAACGCTGGCATGCTTAAGCCTCTGCTTAAAAATAGTTCTTCATTTTTCCTGATGCTGTAAACGAGACCCGCCTCTGAGCGGGTCTTTCTGTCGCTAAGTCAATCCGCAAACGTCAGGGTGCACTCATCAACAGCCGCGTACAGTTCAGGTTCACCGAGTGCATAACCTTCATTGCGCAGGTAGGAATGCACGTATTCACTGCTTTCATCATCAAACTCAGCACGAAACCAGCGTGTTATCGCCTGAGTGTAAATATGCAGATTATCCAGCGTCGTTACTGCCAGACGCTTACCCGGCATAAACGGGGGAATAAACGCAAAGCGGCCAGCAACAGAACTTGTAGCCATCTGTGCCGCATTCACATCAGACGGGCGGTCTGCGGCATTAAATAACTTCAGGCGTTGATGTGCTGCCAGCTCTGCCCCAACCAGTACAACCAGACGAGGATCTTCACGAAACTGCTCAGCAATAAGCTCTGTAATCAGATGGTTGGCCAGAGCATCAATATTTTTCCAGGTGCCAGTCTCTCCCAGAGTGACAGGCTCAGAGATGATTTGCTTTCCGTTCCCGTAGGCTTTCGCCAGTGCATGCCAGCCAATATTGACATCCTCGCCTTTTTTATTGATTTCCGGGTTTGTAGTATTTGCAATCGACACACCGTTGAAACCGACCCGCAGCATGTCCAGCGCATATGCCTGGGCAAAAAAGCTCTCAACCGTTTTCTCAAACTCATCCGGCACGCCGGTATGGTAAATATGAGACATATCGGAATAGCTGATCCGGGCGCAGGTATCCGTCTCTGTCAGAAAGAACTCCGTACCATTGATTGCCATTTTTTTGTGGAAACGGCCACCATCCACACGTCCGGTATACAGTTCACTGGCACCAATATTGACGGCATTACCTGACACGGCGTTAACATCACGTAGGGTAATATTTTTAATAAGCCACCCGGATTCCAGAATTGAGGTACGCAGTATATTTTCAGTAGGTTCGCTTAATGCAAAGCGTCTGTTTGATTCTTCCTGATAGTTAGTGCCAGTGACGAATTTATTATGATAACGACGTGCTGCGTCCGGCCTTTCAGTTTTGAAGGCATACATAGTTTTTCACCTTTTTAAGTATTTAAGAAAAGATTTTATTTTTGTACTCAGTAACCAGATTGTATTTCATTACATGCTCAACATAATCCCGGTCACTTACGACTGAACGTAATACATAATTATCTGCTCGATAGTACTCCCTGTAAGCCATAGCTCTTGCCATTCCACCGTTATTTAATACATAACGATCAGTTGGAACGCTACAACGACTAATAATTTCACTCACGGAATCAGATAAAGACTTGAGTGCATCAGTAATAAATTTAATATCACGGACAACGTCACTGTCATTAAATACAGAAATAAAATCAGCAGGGATCTGGCCGGATTGAGGAAATATATTCAGTAAACGCTTATCGATTCCCTTCCCAATGTAGTTTCCTTCATCGGCCAGTACTCCCGGCAAAAGCTTGATCGTGCTCAATCGACTATGTTGTTCATTCAACCGGGAAACAGCCAGATGGTAATACCGTTCAGCATCCGCTCGTTCAGCATGCCCCATTTTATTCGTTTTGGCTTCAGCAATGCTACTGACGCCGTTTTTTGAGAATGTGCTTTTCCATGCAACTTCCGCATTTGTCACTTCACGCTGCCGGAAAGATAACTCTTCCTCTTCCTGACGACACAACTGGGCATAACGGCTCAGGAGCAGGTTGATCTCATTCGCCACAGTTTCCGTATCAGGTACTGTTAACCCCGTAAGTGAATACAGCTTTTCACCTTTAGCTCGCAGCTTATTCAGTGAATATATTTCAATAATACGCACAATACAGGCCGTGTCGCTATGAGTCTCTTTAAATGATCTTACTTTGTAACTATCTAACACCGACACATGTTCGTTCTTAATTGATGCCAATTTCTTCTTAAAAACATTGTCAACCATATATTTGCCACCTCAATTTAGGAGTTTAATTTTCTATTGAGAATATTCTTCTCTATCCATTCATTAACTTCATGCTCCACCCATGCAACAGAACGAGAACCGATAGAAACTTGGTTCGGAAATTCATCATTCTTTATCTTTAGATAAATTGTTGACTTGGGTAAGCCAGTCAAATTAATCACTTCTGATATTCTCAGAAGTCTATATCTTTTTTGGGGTGCGTTTTCCCGAGGCAATAAGCTCAT